AGACTCTTTCTTTTGCATACAAAATCTACTTAAACTATAAGGTTGCGGATTTTAGGTTTTATAGTATTTCCAACGCTATGGCGGCGCAGGCTTCTGCGTTGGCCAGGGCGTGGTGATGGTTTGACAAATCATAGCCGCAGCGGGCGGCGATGACATCGAGGGTATGCTGACCTTTGGCCCATACTCGGCGTGAGGCTACGCAGGTGCAGTAGAACTCATAGTCGGGATAGTCCATCTGATAGACGCGAAAGATGGCTTTAAGGCAACTCTCATCGAACACTTTGTTGTGGGCCACAAGAGGGAGGCCGGTTATCTTGCATCTTCAGTATCGTCAGCACATAGGCCATGCACCTGGCTGCACCAGTAGTTGTAATACTCCGGCTCGGGTTTGATGAGCGAGTAGAATTTATCCACTATCTCGCCACCACGCACCACGACTACGCCTACAGAGCAGACTGATGACCGTTCGTTGTTGGCTGTTTCGAAATCTATTGCTGCAAAGTCCTGCATATTGCCGATTATTCTTGTTGGTTAGATTTGTAATTCATGACTCCATTAACGTGTAGATAATGCACGTTGTTGGATGAATTGACTATTTTTCTGCATCACTTATTCTCCTTATACTTGTTCCACATGCGCTTTATCTTTCCGGCTAACTCCTTGCGTAGCCAGAGTGGTTCGAGTACCTCCAGGTCGTCACCATTCATAAGCAGTTCCTGTTGGAAGTCGAAGGTGGGACGGACTTGCAGTTCAAAGACGCTGTACTCGTCAGTCTGTTCCGTCTCATGTTGTGACTCGTGAAGAGGCAGGTCACGAAGATAGTTTGCCTGAGCGGCACTGACTTTGATTTTCACCTTCTCGATACCACAACTGTCGCCGGGGATAACGCCGATGCTGCCATTGAAGTATTCCTGTGGGTTAAAGTCTTCGGGATATTCGAAGGTGTGGCTCGACAAGCGGAAGTCCTGGATGCGGTCAAGGCAGAAGACAATATCCCTGCTAGCCGGCCAGTTGCGCCCGACCATATACCAGCGCTGACGGAACAGTTTCACGCAAAGCGGCATCACATAGTGGTCGCGCGTATCGCCCTTCCAGTAGTTGAAGTAGTTGATATGGATGAAGCGGTTCTTCTTCATAGCATCAATAATAGGCTCTAGATACTCTCGGCCGCTTGGCACATCTTCGAGGATAATCCTATCCTTGATGGATTTGCTCTCAAGCAGGGAGTTGCTCACCGACAGCGTGCTCAGCAGCCATTTCTCGATGCTGCCGCTATTCAGGACATGGCATTTCTTCTGGAGACTTGGAAACAGAAAATGACAGACGCTCCGGCCGGACGAGATGTGCGGACCGCCCAAGCGCAAACCAGGCTGTAATCCCCCGTAAACACGGAAGATTACAGCCTGACTTGTAAATTGCGCTTGTGTGGGAGGATGGAGAATTACCCCTCCACAGCAGCCTGCGCCGCGTTTTTTCTCGCTGTAAATTCAAGGAGTTACGCAATGTTTGTAAGTGAACCCGATTTTTGACGACTTTTTATGCCCAAATCGCATTTATTCTCTTAAATCACTCGCACTACAACCGTGCGTGGCAAATGCCTTGCAGAGCCATTTTTTTGTTCCTCTGACGAGTTTTCTATACTCCGATGAGGGTTTTATTGTCTCGAAGATTTTTCGCTCTCTAAACGCCTTATTTCGCGTTTTGCCTCAACAAGCAGGTCGTAGAGTTCCACCGACCGCTCGGTGGCGAAGTATTCTGCCCAGTCCCGGAATGTGTAGCACAAATCCGTAATACCATCATCATACCCCATGCTTTCCCACCAATCTGAAAGTTCCGCAAAGACATCGAAAGGATTTGTACCAAGAGCATCCACTACCTCTGTCGGGTATTGCTCAATGAGAATATCTTGCCAATCCCCGAAATCTGTTCCGGGGTTCTCATGGAGAATACTCCATGCTACTTCTTTAAGTTCTGAATAGAAGTCCACCTCATCGTCAAGTTCCTCCTCTTGGTTTTCTTCATTGGCTTCATTGACGGCATCCATTAGCATTTTCAGTTTTACCAACTCTTTATCTTCACTCATAATCATCTTTCTTCTTGTTACGCATGGCCTTTTCTGCGAAATATAGGAACGCCATTCCACAAATCCAAAGTGCTAAAGCAAACACATATCCGATAGCCTTTACCCATTGTGGATAAGGCAAACTGCTAACCCATTCGCACATATCACCAATTGATTGAAAAGTGATTAGCAATACGAAAAGGAAGCCAATAGCCTCAGTCTTGTCCATTGCTCATTCCTTGTCAAGTATAGTACAATCCTCCGTCTTGGGTGAAATCATGTCAAGTTGTATCTCCTTGTCGGAAATGCGACTACACTTGTATGTCGTATCTGCTTTGCTAACAAAGAATACATCGGCAGAAGCAGAACCCTTCAAAATTGTAGTGTAACGCCTTATGAAATCTTCTGAGGAAATAACAGCATCCGATGGGTAGTCAAGATAGCGGAAGTCATTCAGACTTACCCACTTCTCCCCACTACCTACAAGATAGATACCATCTTGCCTTACCTCGTACTTATCAACGTCATTGACTTGATACACTCCAGCTTTGAATACATACCAACATTTTTTGCCTTGTAATACTCTTGCTTTCATCTTGGCATTTGTCTTCACTTCAAGTTCAGCTGAAGATTTACGCAATACCAGTCTATAATCCGTAACCGTTGTTTTCAAGTCCAATGTGTCTTTATACAAATCGCTTATGCCTTCTTCCAAAGTAGGCTTGAATATCTCAAGCACGGCATCTGGTATTTTAAACCAAACATTCGGGTCTGTTGTTGCTGCGTTCTCGGTTGAAAGACAATCATAACAGGAATACGCCTCAACACTACCACCATCTTCCTCAGAAGTTGAACTGCATGATGCGAGCAAAGTTGCAAGTGCTACAAAAGCAAATGTATTCTTCATACTTTCCCCTCCACCATTTTCTCGTAAACTTTTATCAGCCTCTCTTTCTCTGCAAGCAGGGCTTCAAGTGCCTTTACACGCTCGGACAACACAGCATCTGCGCCAACAGAGACATTGCCGACAGCATTATGGCTACCTATTGCCACGTTACTATCGGTCACATTGCCGTGCATATTTGCATTTACACTTTGCTGTGTAGTTTCCTCACCGGTAAGCAGCCATCTTGCATCTACATCAAGATTTATCACAATCTTAGCTACCATATCAACAGATGGCTTACTACGCCGTTTTGTGCCAAGGTAACTTGACATACTTGTAGGCGACATATCTATTGATTTCGCAAATGCCGCCTTATTGCCATTAAAACGCTCATTCACAAGCATTTCCATTCGGTCGTTAATTGTTTCCATACGCAAATGTTTAGTTAATAAATCTTAATTGCGTAATAATAGTTAAGCATTTGCTTTGCTAAAACTAAGCAATTGTGTAATTTTGCAGTATAAAGTTATAAATAAATATCGAAACAATGAACGAAACATCTAAAAATCAGCGTAAAAAATCGCTGCTTGGACAACTTTCCGACCTTGCAGTTGGTGAAGAACTGACAGTCCCTGTTAGTCGTTCCAGCTATCTCAAATCAATTTGTGTCAGTTTCGGTTTGCAGTGGGACAAGAAGTTTTCAACCTCAACCAACCGCGAGCAGCGAACAATCACAGCAACAAGAATTTCCTAACACATACAACAATGAAGAAGATAATCATCACCTCCGCACTCCTCCTTGCAAGCCTCATCAGCTGCAACACTACAACTCACCTCTCTGACGAGGAACTCGACCGCATCAGTTGGTCTGCGTTCTGCAAGGAGTTCGGCTACAACGAACAGGCCGACCGCAACAACGACCAAGCCATCAACGACTATCTCGATGCTTGGCGCGGCTCAGTATCAGAAGAAGAGGCTTTTGCCAAACTTGGCATCACTCAATGCTTCTAAGCCATGGCCAACAAGATATGCGTCTCTTGCCGTCAGTCCTACAACGCCCTCAACGGCTGTTACTGCACCCTGCTCAATCGCTACGTTGAACACGCAGTTGTTCCACCATGTGCAAATATTCCAATCAAAAAATCAGAAAAGAAATGAAAAAAGCAGTTTCAATCCTCCGCATTGCCATCATCACCATACTTGGCGGTTTCGGTACATTGTTCCTCTTCGGTGAGGAGCAAGACGAAGCAATACTCTCGTTCCTCCTCCACTTTGTCCTTGACAAGGTTTTTGCAATCATTTTGCTTGTCGTCATGTTTACCCTTACTGCTCGCTGGAAAGAAACGGACGAATGGCTGAAAGCAATCTTCAAGTGGTGTGAAGAAGCAGACAACGCACCTAACCCCATGCAATTAAAGGATAACGAAGACTAATGGGCTGGCTTAACTTCTCCGACAAATGCGTCAGATACTCCACATTCCTCAATGATGTGGCCGCTACGGTGGTACACATGCTGAAGCAGGACGCACACGACCCCGAATTCATCAGCCAAAACAAGGCGTTTGCCATGTTTGGTAGGGGTAACGTGGAGCGGTGGCGCAAGCAGGGCAAGGTGACAGCCTACAAGCGACCCGGAAAAGTTGAATACCGAACGGCTGACCTACGGCTTTTGCAAAGAACACAGCAAGACTATTTCAGATAGCAAGCCACTTGCCGCAGATAGATGCGCTAATCGGATAGGCGTAACCATGAGAGGCTATCAGCAAGGTTCTGGTCATTAGGTGGTTCAACTCCGCCCTGCGGCTCTCGCATAATGAATAAAAATTTAATCACATTCAAATTTCAAAACTATGAGTAATAAATTAGACATCACCGTCAAGCAGCTCAACGAGTTGCAGCCAACTGAAATCGTGCGTGACGACAACGTGCGCGACAAGTTCATTCAGATTTACGAAGCCATGTGGACACCCTCCACAGGCGTATCGGGCGAAGCTGCCTACGAGAAAGAGTCTCGCAACTTCAACCGTCTTCTCTCCGAGAAAGAGGACATCCGTAAAAAATGCACTCACTTCTCCCTCTTCACATCGTTCCTTGATGTGGCTATCTCTGGCCTCACTCTCGACCCCGGCACCAAGGCGCAAGCCTACCTCCTCGCACGCTCTATTGCCGTGGACTCCTATATGGACGAGCGCGGACAGAAGAAGAACCGCTACGAGACGCAGTGTGTTCTCACCGTTTCTGGCTATGGCGAGCTGGTGCTTCGCGCACGCTGCGGTCAGATACGTCATGCCGACAACCCTGTCATTGTCTATGAAGAGGACACTTTCGAGTATGGTGAGCGCAATGGGCAGAAATTCGTCAACTATACCTGCCGCCTCCCTCACCAGCCTGGGCGCATAGTGTCTTGTTTCATGAAGATTACACGCGCTGACGGCTCGGCCGACTACGCTGTCATGCTTCCAGAGGACTGGGAGCGTCTATCCAACTACTCGGCTCGTCAGAACGCCAAGTTCAACTATCAAACCAAGCAGTGGGAGAACGGCAAACCCAATGCCCTCTACACCGCACAGGGCGGTAATATTGACCCCGGTTTCCTTGTGGCCAAGTGCATCAAGCACGCTTTCAAGACCTACCCCAAGGCGCGTATCGGTCGTGGCACGCAACTGGAGTCACAGCAGGTTGACAATGTTGAAATCAATGACGATCTCTACGGCATCACCGCTGATGGCGAACAGGTGGACACTACTACTGGCGAGATTGTCAAGCCACAGGAACAGTCTTTTGCCCCTGCCTCCGACACGTCGGCAGGTGTTACCGTTGACCCTGCGGCAGCCGATGATGACGACACATTCTAACAAAACCTAAACAAGAAACGACTATGAGTGAACAAACAACAGATTTAGCCATTGTCCGCAAGGAGAATGTGCAGATGATAGCGCAGTCCGCGCCACAGATTTATCAAGACAACACGCTCTCTTGCCAGCGTTGCAACGACTACGGCAAGCGTCTCCTTGCACAAATCAATGAGCATGGAATGAATGACGAACTGGATATGCAGTGCGCCACTTATATCACCAAGGCCAAGAACACGGTGAAGAAAATGAACACCAACCGTTCAGCCATCACCAAACTCTTTGACCAGATACGCAGTGAGTTTACTGGCATGGAAAACTCCATCGACCCAACCAAGACAGACTCTGTGCCTTACCAAATACAACAGGCTCGCAATGCCTATGCCGCTCGCAAACGTGCAGAGGAGGAGCGCAGACGCAGGGAAGAGTTGCTCCGCCAACAGCGTGAGCAAGCGTTCAACCGCTACAAGCAGGAAGTGGAGGACGACTACAAGCGGTCGTTCAACACTTACACGGCACAGTCCATCAATGCTCTTACTGACCTCAATGCCAATGTGACGCTTGACAACTACGAGGCGCAGTGCCGTGCCATCAAGGAGTTTTCTGTTGCCCTGCCGCAGAACTGGACAACAAAGACACCCTCCAATGTCCGCATTCCTGCCGAGATTTCCGACATGCAGGACAAACTCCGTGAGGTGCGCACGTCCATTGCCCTCAAACTCATGGAGCAGTTCGCCAAGCAATACCAGTTTGAGGTGGGCGACTACCGCGACAACATCATGGACGCTCTTCCCTCTAAGAAAGCCGAACTTGAACGTATGCAGAAAGCCAACGAGGAAGAGAAAGCACGCATGGCTGCTGAACTGAAAGCACGCGAAGAAGCCGAGGCAAAGCGCATTGAGACAGAACGTAAACGCAAGGAGGAAGAGGAAGCCGCAAAGAAGAAGATGCAAGCCGAGGCTTCCGAACTGGGCAGTCTCTTCGGTCAGCAATCCGTGGTTGCTCCTGCTGGCTATCAGCCAAAGACTTCCGTCAAGAAGCGTATGGTGTTCCACGACCCGGAGGGCATCATCGCTGCCGTGTCGTTTTGGTGGGCTAAGGAGGGCAAGTTCCTGTCTGTTGAAGACCTTGCCAAGACTTTCAAGAAACAGATTACCTACTGTGAGAAAGTGGCCAACGACAAAGACCACCCCGAATTTATCAATTCATCGTCCATCACCTACGAGGACGAAGTTAAAGCCAAGTAACTATGTACGAAAGTGGATATTATCCTGCTGGGGCTGAATACGACCCTCGCGCCCCATGGAATGAACGTGAGCCTACTTATGTCGAGTGTGCAGCCTGTGGTGGCAAAGGCTACCACTACCATGCCTACGATATCAACACTGGCAACGAAATGGAATGTACCGAACAGACCTTCAACCTCCTGCCCGAAGATGAAGACGAGGCTATCGCTCGTGGCCAGCACTACTGCAAGGGCGAAATGGAAACTTGTGAGGTGTGCGGTGGTGAGGGAGAAGTGGAATATGAACCCGATTACGATGACTATGACGAAGATTAACAACCCGGACGCATACTATCAGCGCAGTGAGGTCAGCAACTCTGACCTTACTGAACTGAAGAACCTGCTACACCCTCACATGCAGTATGGCGACCGTGAGGCGGCTTTCCGCTTTGGCTCTATCGTAGATGCCATCATCACCGAACCCTCGCGCGTGGACTTTCTCCACATGACGATTGACGGTGAGCCGTGCTCCGAGGAGGAGTTCCTCCATGCTCGCGAAATGCAGCGTGCGCTCCGTGCCGAGGCTCGCAGAGACCCTTTCCTTGCTAAGGTGCTGGAGTTGTCCGACACACAGCGGTTCATGGTCAACAAGCAGCAGGAGTTCTCCAATGGCGGTTTCTGTTTCTGTCTTGACACACGCTGCAAGTGGGACTGGTGGCTTCCGTCCGCTCATTTCGGTGGCGACCTAAAGACCACGTTTGCCTCAACGCAAGCGGAGTTCGACAACGCTGTCGATTTCTTCGACTGGGACCGCTCCCGCGCTTGGTATATGGACATCGCACATTCCGATCGCGACTTCATCTATGCCATCAGCAAGAAGAACTGCCGCATCTTCAAAAAGTTCATCAACCGGGGCGATGACATCTACACTCGCGGACGCGAGAAGTACGAGGAACTCGCATTCCAATACTGGTGCTTCAACCTCCAATAAGTTCAACCACAGAAAACGAATATAGTTATGAGCAAGATATTATCACAAACCGCACAGGTCAGTCTGCTTAAACGGCTGAGGCGTATGTGTCCCTTTGCCGTATGGTCTGGACAGTATGGCTACACCTGCGGTGGCATGAAGAACGGTGTGCGCTCGTCCTCTGGCATGGGTGCTCAGACAAAGGAGGCTCGCCACTGCCATTTGAACTGCATAGACCTGCGCAAGCAAGCATTTCGCCAAGGCTACGACATAACGCTATCTACCCACAAACTCAATGCGTATGGCTGAAATATTAAGACATCATCTTCGTGTTGAGCCATACGACTACCAAAAGGAGGGCATTCTTGCCGGGCTGCGCTGGCATCGTTTCCTTATCGGTGACGAGCCGGGACTTGGCAAGACGCTCCAAAGCATCGGTGTCGTGGACTGCGCCAACGCTTACCCCTGCTTGGTCATCTGTCCGTCCTCGCTCAAAATCAACTGGCAGCGTGAGTTCGAGAAGTTCACCGACAAGCACGCCCTCGTCCTCGACAATGCGGTAATGACCACATGGCCGTATCTCCTCAAGATGGGTATGCAGCAGGTGGCGATTGTCAATTACGAAAGTCTGCGCAAGTATTTCGTTTGGGACATCAAGGGCGGCTCGCGTGGCGGTTTCCGCCTGAAAGACGTGGTTTTCACGCCCGACATAAAACTGTTCCGTTCCATCATCATTGACGAAAGCCACCGTGTCAAAGGCCCCTCCGCACAGCAGACCATCTTTGCGCGTGGCATTGCCGAGGGCAAGGAATATCGCATTCTCCTCTCTGGTACGCCTGTCGTCAATCGTCCTGCCGACCTCATAGCACAGCTCTCCATCATGGGGCGGCTGTCCGAGTTTGGCGGACGTTCCAAGTTCCTTGCCGAATTTGGCGGTGGCGAGATTACAAAAGAGAGGCGCAACAAGGAGGAAGAGGACGCTCCACGCAACCTCGAACGCCTGTCTGCCGAACTCTACTCGCGTTGCATGATACGCCGAGAAAAGGCAAAGGTTCTCACGCAGTTGCCCGACAAGACACGCACCGACCTCATCGTGGACATTTCCAACCGTGACGAGTATATGCTGGCAGAGCAAGACCTTGCCGAATATCTGCGCACCTACACCGAGTGCGATGACATAGACATTCGCAGAAAGATGCGCATGGAGGCTCTGGTCAAGTTCATGACGCTGCGCTCGCTCTCTGCCAAAGGTAAAGTGAAACAGGCCATCGACTTCACGCGCACGTTCCTCGCCAACGGCAAACCGCTCATTCTCTTCTGCTCCTTGCATGAGATTGTGGACGAGATAAAGAAAGCGTTCCCACAGGCTGTGTCCGTCACTGGGCGCGACTCCATGATGATGAAACAGGCGGCTGTTGATGCTTTCCAGTCTGGCAAGGCGCAACTCATCGTCTGCTCCATCAAGGCGGCTGGTGTCGGCCTTACGCTCACGGCTTCCTCCAATGTGGCTTTCGTTGAATTTCCATGGACCTATGCCGATTGTTGCCAGTGCGAAGACCGTGCTCACCGCATAGGGCAAAAGGACAACGTGACGTGCTACTACCTCCTTGGCCGTGGCACTATCGACCGCACACTCTACGCAATCATCCACAAGAAGAAGTCCATCGCAAACCAAATTATGGCCACCGATGACGACATTCCGCAGGATGAAATGTACTTCGATGAACTTGCAAGTCTGTTCCTTAATCCGCATGACGATGGCTGACCTCTGCAAAACCGACCTTCAAAAGGTCATTTCCTACCTCGATGAGGCTGCGAAGATTTATGAAGCATTGCCAATGCAGAAATGCAAGTGCCGTGCTTACATGATAACCCAATTAACAAACAAATTAAAAATCAAACTCAATCATGACAAAAAATGAATTGGCAAAAGAGGTTGCGGTTTCAGAGAAACTCCACCTCTCAACAACATTCCAAGCCGTTGACGGCATTCTCCGTGTAATCAAGGAAACACTCGCCAAGGGTGAGCCTGTTATTATCCGTGGCTTCGGCACGTTCCAGCCCATTGACTGCAAGGAGCGTCCTGCACGCAACATCAAGACTGGCGAAGCAATCACTGTCCCTGCCCACAAGTCGGCAAAGTTCCGCATTAGCAAGGACTTGGTTAAGGTTCTCAACACTGAAGCAGGAAAGGAGGCAGCCGTATGATACTCTATGAATGTGGTGTTCGCTACGAGAAGACTGCGGACAACGGAATGACAAAGAAAGTCACCGAGTTGTACCTTGTTGATGCTTGCTCGTTTGCAGAGGCTGAGGGACGTATCACACAGGAAATGCAACCGTACATTTCTGGCGATTTTGATGTGGTCACCATCAAACGCACCAACTACTCCGAGATTGTAGAGGGGTTGTCCAAAGCCGACAAATGGTTCAAGGCAAAACTCGTTTTCATCACGCTTGATGAGAAGTCGGGCAAAGAGAAGAAACAGGCGGTTTATTTCATTGTCCGTGCTTCCAGTATTGACAACGCTCACATCTGTGTAGTTGAGCACATGAAAGGTTCTGTCATGGACTACGAGATTGCCACACTTGACGAAACCAAGATTATGGATTTGTTCCGCTACAAGGTTAATACATCAAGCAATGGCTAAGTTCTCACAATATGCTTTCCAAGGCCGGAATAAGTACGGTAATCAGCGTGTCGGCGGTCATGCTTCCAAAAAGGAACACTACCGCGCAGCCCAACTCCGTCTCATGGAGCGTGCCGGACTTATCACCGACCTCCGGGAGCAAGTCCCCTATGAGTTGATACCTGCCCAGTATGGCGAGTGTGGCAAGGATTTCAAGGGATGCGCCACTCGCGTTCTCCTCGAGCGTTCCTGCCGCTACATTGCCGATTTCGTCTATACCGACAAGGCTACCGGGCAAACCGTGGTTGAGGACACCAAGGGCGTTCGCACAAAAGAGTATATCATCAAGCGGAAACTCATGCTCCACGTTCATGGCATCCGCATAAAAGAGGTTTGATTATGGCACGAGACAGTTTTGTTTTCTATCGCAGTTTCTTCGAGGCTATCAGCCTTATGCCTCCCGAGGTACAGGCTGAGGTCTATCCTTCGCTCGTTGAGTATGCACTTAACGGCAAAGAGCCAAAGGGACTTTCCGACATTGCCCAAGGGGTGTTTATACTTGTCAAGCCTAACATTGACGCGAGCATCGAACGCAAGGAGAATGGCAAAAAGTTCGGCAAACTTGGCGGTCGTCCGAAGAAAGGCAAAGCTGCCTCGTCTGCCAAGAGCAAGGGCGAAGTCCCTGCGTCATCGTCCGACTACACGCTCACTCTCCGGCAGGAGATTGACCAACTTCGTGACGACCGCACATGGAACGAGCCTGTATGTATGCAGTTCCATATCAGCCCCGAAGACTTCTCCAAGCGACTTGACGCTTTCCTCAACCACTGCCAGTGTGAGTTTGAGGGTAAGCCCCACAAGGACTTGGGTGATGCAAAACGGCATTTCATGTCGTGGTCGCGCAAGGCTTATCCGCCTGTTGAGCGAGCCGACACTGATGACGAATTGTCGCCTCCGTCCTATGAGTTCAATGGTGGTTTCGGTGGGCAGGACATTTAATCTTTTGAGTTATGAATAGCAAACCATACCCCCAAACCCTCATCGACGAACTTGCCAAGCACGGCAAACGTCCCACTGGTAATGTCGATTGGGACGCTTGTGTTCTCCAAGCGTGCCGCAACGAGCGCAAGAATGCCGCCCCTTGGGTTTCTCTCCATGATATAGCCCTGCGGTTTCGTGAGGAGGCGGAAAAGGCTCGCAAGCAGTCTTACAACCTTGCCGACCCCGAAGTGTATTCGGCTCATAGCGCATTTGTCATCTACATTGCCAACTCTGTTGTGCTTGCTCCGCAAAGGCGCAAGTTCATCATCGATGACAACAACCGTGACGTGCTGCGCTTCCTGCTCTACTACTTCAACAACTGCCCTTTGGCTGAGGACGTGTTTCCCGGTCGTGGCTACAAGCTCCACAAGAACCTCCTCATACAGGGCGGTGTGGGTGTCGGTAAGACGCTCCTCATGCAAATCTTCAGCGAGTACCTGCGCCGCACTAACAACCCTCGCTTCTTCTGGAACCTCTCGGTCACGCAGATGGTCAACTACTACACCATCCACAACAATCTCGACCGTTTCACCTACCACGAGGAGGAAAGCCGGGGTTTCCAGTGCAAACCCGAAAACGTGTGCCTCAACGACATCGGCATTCAGGACCGCACATTCTTCGGCATGGACACTGGATTGTTAACAGATGAGTTCCTGCACGCTCGCAACGAGATTTGGACGCAGTATAACAAGTACGCCCACCTCACTACCAACCTTGACTCCAAGGCTCTCGAAAAGCGGTTCAACCGCAATGACGGCTTCGGCCGACTGGTTGACCGCTTCAAAACTTACAACGTAATTCCACTTAAAGGTAGCAGCAGAAGATAATGGACGCTAAATCATTCTTCATGCTTGTGCGTGAAATGCGCACGGCACAGAAAGACTATTTCAGACTCCGCTCACATGATGCTTTGACTAATAGCATGGCGTTGGAAAGAAAAGTTGATACAGAAATTCACAGGGTGGAGGACATCTTGGAACTTGACTCTGAATAAATAACTTAAAAGAAAGGGACAATGAGAAACATTGATTTTCGCGGCAAGGCCGTAGGTTCTGGCCGCTGGGTACATGGTAATTTGGTTTGGAACGGTCGCATTCCTGCCATCTTTGATGATACCGACCCCGAAAACGCTGCCGTCACCGTTCAAGAACGTACACTCGGAATGAACACCGGGCTGAAAGACAAGAACGGCCATGAGATTTATGGCGGTGATATTCTCGCTCACAACGGCAACATCATCGGTCATGTAGTCGATGGCGTGCGTGGCTATTGCTTTGATGTGGAATACGCCACGCCAGCAGGTGATAAGTCATGGCCGCTTTATGGCGTGGTTGTCAATGACTATCACGGTGAATTGGAGATTGTCGGCAATATTCATGACTACAAGAAGAAATAACTATGCGTTCCCGACAAGCCCGAAAGATAGTCCGTATGGTCAGGTACACGCCCATCAACCGCATGAGCGACACATGGTTTGACCGTGCTCTCCAGTGGTGCGCTGTATATCGCCAGCCACACATTCAAAAGGCTCTCCGCTACTATTGGAATGGCGTAGCGGACGGCAAGATTAAGCCATTCTATTACAAACAATAGTATCAAAGAAACAAGTACATAACATGAAAAGAAGAATAGCGAATAAGATTAGGAACTACAAGGTTCTTCCCAAGCATCTTACCAACAAAGCAATATGGTTATTTATACATAAAGATGAGCGTTGGAGTGTTGGTTTCACAGGTAAAGAATGTCATACAAGCTACTTCATGGACAAGTGGGGAAGAGTCCACATGTACGCTCGTACCTATCGCGATGGCAAGGTGGTTCACGGTCGGGGCTATGATGTGTGGCATTCTGATGAATTGTATCACATACGAAACAACAAAAAGCGATGAAGTTACGACAGGCAAGAAAAATCTTCAAGGCATATTACAGCCCAAAGAAGAACTATTGGAATAACTACCAAGGTTTTACTCTTAGTTCGTTCTTAATTCGCAAGAACCCACGCTTGCTGCATGCTCTTAATATCGCATACAAGTATGGGCATCAATTCCCAATCCCGACAAAGCCAATAGCAATCCAAGGAACAACTTCTATGGCTTGCCCTAAACGTGGTGGCGGTTATGGTATTATCTAACAATAAAATCAAAAAGACAATGAAAAAGTACATTGGAACAAAACAGGTTAAGGCCGAACCTATGGACGAATTGGCCGCAGTAGAGAAAGGATTCGCTCGCAAGAACGAGGACAACCACGAGTGGCGACAGGGCTACCACGTTCAGTACACCAACCCGGACGGCAGCACATACGACTCTTGGTCACCCAAGCAGGTGTTTGAGCAAGCCTACAAGTGTGCCGACAGTTTCCTCGATCGCTTGCAGATTGAGCATGACGAGTTAAAAGTGCGGTTCAATGGAATTGAAAAACTCTTTGATAAAGACTTTTACCAAGTAGCCAAGATTACAGGAGTTCCACAGGCTGCCCTATTGCTCTTCCAGCGCATGGCAATGAAGTCATACCTTGAAGTGTTGGAAACCCGCATTGATGATTTAAGGTATAGTTCCAATGCGCCATCCCAAACGCAGGGCTAACCTGCTCTACAAACTCCGTAGGAGAGGTATCCAGTGCGACACCAAGCAGCGTTGCATCTACCTCCCCTACATGGAGCAACCGCAGAACTATCCACAGATACCACGGCTCTGCCGCGAGTTTCACTTTTACGTTCAATACATTATCACATGAACCCTATCAACATTCGTGTCTTTGAAGCCTTTGCAGGTTATGGCTCGCAGTCCATAGCCCTGCAACGCCTGTCAGCCGACTACCCCGAATTTCAGTTTGAGGTGGTCGGCATTTCCGAGATAGACAAGTATGCCATTGCCGCTTATCGTGCCATTCATGGTGATGAAGCCACTAACTTTGGCGACATCATGAGCATTGACTGGTCGCAAGTTCCCGATTTCAACCTGCTCACATACTCTTTCCCTTGCCAAGACATTTCTTCGGCTGGTCGCCAGCGTGGTTTCTCGCAAGGCAGTGGCACACGGTCTTCTTTGCTGTGGGCTTGTACTAATGCCATTGAAGTGAAGCGTCCTAAGTATTTGCTTATGGAGAATGTCAAGGCTCTCACGCAGCGTAAGTTTGCAGCCAACTTCTCCAAGTGGCGTGAGTGGTTGGAGGAGCAAGGCTACACCAACTACTTTCAAGTTCTCAACGCAAAGCACTATGGTGTTCCGCAAAATCGTGAGCGTGTCTTCATGGTTTCTGTTCTTGGTGAGCATCAGCGGTTCTTCTTTCCCAAGACCATGCCATTACAGCGTAGGTTGAAAGACATTCTCGAAAACCATGTGGACGAGAGCTATTACTTGTCTCCCCAACAGGTGGAGCGCATCGTCAAGCATTGCGAGCGGAAAGTGGCAGAGGGCTGTGGGTTCAAGGTCAATTTCCAAACTCCAGATGGAATAAGCGGTGCTATCAAAACCAAAGAGGGACAACGTGAGTATGACACCTATATCAAAGAACCGCTCTTTGTGGGTTATTCTCGCGACAAGAAAGGAAAGGTCGTGTCCCATCACCTAAAGGACATCAGCAATACCATTGTTGCTTCCAACCACGGATTGACTGGTACGACTGCCCAATATCTCGTAGAGCCTATGATTTCCATAAATCCAATCGGGCATAAGCTGGAGTTCCGTGGAGCAAATTGCATAAGCCCCATATCTCCTGCATTGCGTGTTACCGACTACAAATGTCCCCATGTGGTGTATAGTGGTTTCCCCATTCGCAAACTTGCCCCCCCCCCCCGAATGCTTTCGCCTTATGGACGTGTCCGACTCTGACATTGCAAAGATACAACAGACTGGTATATCCAAGACGCAACAGTATAAACTCGCTGGCAATTCCATTGTCGTATCCTGTCTGTATCACATCTTCCGCAAGATGTTCATCGACCTCAGCAACGAACAGGGCGGTTATGTGCAACTCTCGCTCTTCTAAACTTAAAACCGTAGCAACCTCACAACTTTATATCTTTGCAACATGATTAAACTATTGCAGCGTACACGCCGCCCCGACATCACCTTTTGCCGTAACGGACGAATATTCCTCACGGCAAGGGTTGTGCGCCTCCTCTCACTCCAGCCGGGCGACAGCATCAACATCGCCTTTCACTATGGCGAGTGCTACCTGCTCGTCTCCCGGCACGCTGGCACCGTTGGCCGACACATTGCGCAATGCTATCCCACAAAGAAAGGCTCGCGCAACTACTGCGCCAACTCCGTGCTGCTCGCCCGGCTCATGCTCGACAACTGCAAGGTGCAGGGGGAGCGTGCCTCGTTCATGGTAGGCAAGGAGGAGACAAGGGACGGTGACGTGTGCGTGCCTATCATCTTCAAAAATCCGTTTCTATGAACCAAGAAATCAAATACAATGGCTTCTCTGCCGTGCCGTCCGACTATGAGTGTCCTGACGGCTCTCTTGCCGTGTCCATCAACCTGCTGCCCGAAAACGGTGCATTGCAGCCTGTCCTCGCTCCCTCACAAGTCATGCAGCTTGAAGAGGGCGAGGTCGTGAAGTTTATACACAAGACCTCCACCTTTACACACTACATCGTCTATTCCAACACTACATACAAGATAACATCAATAGACAAAGAAACGAATAATCGTGTAGAAGTTGGCACGCTGTATTCTGTTTCTCATTTCAATGCGGTGGGCAACACGCTCTTGGCATTCACTTCCAATGGCTTCTATTATTACCTTTGGAAGAATGGCAAGTATGTCAACTTGGGCGACCACATTCCTGACATTGAAGTATCGTTTGGCTTGGTCGGTCATCCTCGCTTGTTCAGTCTATCTGATGACAGCAAGAGTACGTTTACCATCAACTTTGATGGCATTTCCGAAGACGGTTTGTATAATGAGTTCTCCGAGACCAACAAGACCAAGATAACCGACCAGATAATGGCTAAGGTCAATAAGTTTGTGGCACAGGAAACAGTCAATAAGGGACGCTTCTGTTTCCCTTTCTTTGTCCGTTACGCCCTGCGTCTGTTCGATGGTTCGTTGGTGTACCATTCTGCTCCCATTTTTATGAACCCCTCCACAAAGGCTGCGCCCATTGTGTGGTGGAGTCGCGCAAGGGGTAAGAAGAGTTACACAGAGGCGGTATGCGACATTATGATGGTAGCTGCATCCCTTGACTATAAGGTGGTGCGCAATTCTGACTATTTAGACTTGGACGATTGGACGGACATCATCAAGAGTATTGATGTGTTCATATCCAAACCTATATATACATACGACCAAAGCGGCAAGATTTCTTCTATGTCTGACACGGACAACTACAACACAAAGTTCATTGGTCGTCTGTATGCTGACAACAAGAATAGCGTTTCTTCAACCAAAGCCGAAGACAAACTGCTTGGTGCATTCTCTTCCAAAGAGTTCCTTGATTACTACTGCGAGTGGGAGTACTCCAAAATCTATGCCATGTACTATTCAAGCGACCGTACCTATCCATCAACGGCTTTCCATTTGCCGGAGTTTACTGACGGCAAGGTCACAGAAACGCTGATGAATACTTCCACATTCTATAAGTTATGCTCTATTGAGATAGCCGATGTCATTGATGACAACAGCCGAAAGGATATTGTCGTTGATGATGAATATCTCCAGTCATTGGTTACTCGTGAGGCAATGACTGACGATTACCTCACTCACGACCAACTTCATGCCGACTATTCGTTTGGGTACAATAGCCGTCTCAACTTGGCAGGACTGAAGCGCAAACCGTTCAAAGGCTTCTTGGCGCAGTCCATGTTTGCTTATTGCAATCGCAGGTTCAACTGGTCTTACAGCGGAACCACACTTAATATAAGTATGGCTGTATTTTCATCTGACGATTATTCGATAGCCGTATATATAAAAGAGAATGGCGAGGACTATGCCGTTAGTTGTTCTGCCGAATACTATGCAGCATTGGATTTGCAGTTGTTCAATAGTTCCGAATATGAGTCCACCGATAGCAGTGGCAATAAGTACACACACATGAGCAAGCACTCGTGGGGCTGTTATGTATTCTATCCAAATCCCAACGCATATAAGATGGTGATATACAATTATTCTTCGCCCTGCTATGCCATCGACCTCAAACCGCATGAGTTCCTCAACGGGGCTTTTGCCGTTCTGGATTATGAACTGGTGCGAGAGAAGAACTTCACCTCCCTGCCGTCTGTCTATCCCACGGAGTACGACAATGACTTTCCAATAGAGATTGCCAACAAAATCTACACTTCCGAAGTCAACAACCCTTTCTATTTCCCTCTCCTCGGCATCAACACCGTAGGCACAGGCGAGATAAAGGGCATCTGTTCCGCTGCCAAGGCTCTCTCCCAAGGGCAATTCGGACAGTTCCCTCTCTATGCTTTCACCACTGAGGGCGTGTGGGCATTGGAGGTATCAAGTACAGGCACATACTCCGCGCGTCAGCCCATCACGCGCGATGTCTGCATCAATCCCGATGGCATCACGCAGTTGGATAGCGCAGTCCTTTTCCCAACCGACCGTGGCATTATGCTCATCAGCGGCTCGCAGACGCAGTGCATTTCCGAAGCCATCAATTCCGAATATCCCTTTGACGCTACGCAGTTGCCGGGCTTCACCAAGCTGCACGCCATGCTTGGTCATGAGCCATCTACCGACAAATGTTTGCCAACGCTGCCGTTCACGCAGTTCCTCCAGAAGTGTCAGATGATTTACGACTATGTGCATCAGCGTGTCATCGTCTATGCGCCAAGCATCACTTACGCCTATGTGTATTCGCTGAAGACACAGCAGTGGGGCATGATATTTTCCAATATCGCTTCACACCTCAACTCATACCCAGATGCTCTTGCCGTTGACAGCAGCAATGCCGTACTCAACTTCTCCGTGCCAGTGGCCGATGCGGTCAAGTGTCTCTACGTCACGCGCCCTCTCAAACTGGAGGCGGCCAATGTTCTCAAGACCATTGACAACGTGATCCAGCGTGGCTTCTTCCGCAATGGCAATGTCGCCACCGTCCTCTATGGCTCTCGCGATTTGGTTAACTGGCATTTGGTTTGGTCTTCCAAAGACCACTACCTCCGTGGCTTCCGTGGCTCACCCTATAAGTATTACCGCATTGCAGGTGTCGCAACGCTGAATGCTGACGAGAATATCTTCGGTGCATCCGTGCAGTTCACGCCGCGACAAGCCAACCAGCCAAGATAAAGATATGATTAGGTTTTAGTTTTTTAGGTAAGATTGTTTTAGGTAACACTGAAAGAGCCGGGATGCGTGATGCACCTCGGCTCTTGCTTTTAGTCCAAGAAATGTTGTCTTATCCGTGTCCGCTCCATTCTCGAATGGATAGCCACCCTTATCTCGCTCTCTGCCTCAGCAGCCTTGGCAAGCCATGTCTCCGCTTTCTGCGGATTGGTGATGCTCAGCCAGTCGGCCACGCCACGGCAAACCAAATATTCGTGTATCATTCTCTCTACCAGTGTGAGCGTGGTCTGCGAGAATGTGTTGGGCACGTTCATTTCTATCTGGTACTGCTCTCGCTCTTTCAGCGTATCGTCAAACTCGGTCTTGCTGATGTCTTTCTTCGCCCATGGATAGAGCAGTTCACGGCATAGCGACACATACAGGTCAAGCACTCGCGTCACTCTGTCCACGTTGCCCTCTTCGCCTACGTCTGCCACCATGTGCCGGGCGTGTTCCGTGTCGGGTGTCATCACATGGCTCTCCACATAGGCGCAGTTCTTGATGTCGTAGAGCAGTTCCGCACGCTTGAAGGTGAGCGTCACCTTTAGTTTCTCGCCCTCGTTCTCAATGCAGCAACTCATGGGCTTCCTCCTTTATTCGGTTGGACGCTTCGGGCGGCTGCGCTTGCTAACGGCTTGCTGTATGCTTACGAGGCTCTTCTGTGCCAGTGCAACATACTGCTCCGCATCTGCCTTGTTGGTCACCAAGTACCACTCCGCTATGGCGGTGTTCTTCAGATAGTCGTGTATGGCTTCGCCTACGCCTGTCGTTGCCGCCTCGTTAAAGTTGCTTGGCATCTGGAGTGTCAGCGAGAGGTCTTCACTTCCGTCATAGTGACTGTTGTCGGTGGTCGTTCCGTCCTCGTCAAGATATTCGGCAAGTTCGGTCTTCACCTCGGCAAAGCCTTTCTTGATGGAGCGCAGTATCTTCTCGCGGTTCTCCTCGTCCTCCGAGGCAAACATGCTGGCCACTTCCTTGTGGTTCTCCTTGTTCTGGATAGTACGGCCACGCAGAAATGTCTCGTTCATGATGTCGTACAACAACCAGTCTATCTTGATGGTGGCTGTCACTTCTTTCTTTGCGCCTTTTGTTTCTGACATAATTCTTTTGTTATTTTAGTTTGTTAATCACTGGGGCGTGTCGGCTTCTTCCTGCTGTACAGTAGCCGCTCTGCACCGTTCATCATTTCTCCAGCCTGTGCGAAGTTGTCTGCCGCCTCTCCCTTGTTGGCAAGTTTGAACCACTGCCCGATGATGGAGAAGATAAAGAAGTTGCGCAGTGCTGACTGCACATTGTCCGTCAGTCCTTTGTCAAACGACTTGCTCACCTCTATTACGGCTTCGTATGCCGTCCGTGTTATCGGTACTGGCTGAATGGGTAATACGCTTGCTTGTGCGCTCATCTCCGTGTCATAAAGCAGTGGAGGTTTTATCGCAACCTCTACTTCCTTAGTTGTTCCCGATAAGAGCATCTCTTTCAGCCGCTCGTTGGTGGCAAGCACGCACTCTTCCCAGAAACGGCTTAGGTCTGACAACTCGCTGTCGGTGGCAAGTATGCGGTCTCTTGCTTTCTCGTCCCCGTCTATCAACTTCGCACCTGTGTAGTCGGTGGCTTTTGCCACTTCTTCATACACATCGTCTTTGAATATTTGTACGGTTATCGTTTCCATCAGAATGAGATTATTGAATATGTTAGTCCTATGCCTATGTATGGCTGCATTCCTTTCGTGGTCAAACCGTAGCCTGTCGTTACTCCGATATGCCATTTCTTAGGAGGCTGCTTCTCCTTGATGGTCACCACCTCATGCGTGGGATACACGAAGATGCTGTCAAGCCGTGCTTTCACTCCGCTCACGTATGCCTTGTAGTCCTTGGCTTCATACACGCTCTGCATGATGGGAAGCTCCACTGTTGCACTGTCGGCAACATTACCGGCTAATTCTAGTACATAATTCCCTACCGTGTTAGTGTCGGCTCTGATGGGAGGCTGGGCTGCATCGTCCATCTTGATGCAGTCTGTCGGTACTCTCACCGTGGCAGTTCCGACCGTCTGCCCGGTGCTTGTTGCTTCTGGCGACAAATAGGGAATGGTGTCGCGCTTTATGATGGTGTCGGTTTGGATCACGATGTTGTGGCCGTTCCCTGCCTTGGGTTCTGAATAGAACCACGCCACAAGCAGCAGGGCAATGAATGCCCCCGCCGCAAAACTCAATATGTGCTTCACCCTTTTATGCGTTTGATGTAGTCCGTAATGCCTTTGTAGTGGAGCTGCACGATGGCTCGCGTTCCCTCCTCGCTCAGCAGGTAGTCCACGTCTGCCTTGTTGTCTTGGAAGAGGTTCTCCGTCAGCACGGCTGCGCATTTGGTGTGCAGCAGTATATAGAAGCGTGCCTCATAGTCCGCGTCTTTGTCGCTCCAGTCGGCACGCAGGGGCTTCTGCTTGCTGTCATAATCGCCAGTTGCCTTGTGCTTGTCAAAACCGTCAATGTAGCCTTTCAAGCATTCCCTGGCTGCGTTCCATAGGTCGGTGGCAAGCAGGTCGGCGCTGGTCTGCCCGGGCGAGGTATATACGCACCAGCCTCCTGCGGTCTTCCACTGACCATCCGCTCCTGCGGCATTGTGGTGTATCGATACGAGGAGCACATTCTTTGCTCCGTACTTGTCACAATACTTGTTGGCTCGCTTGCACCGCTCCGCAAGGCTGATGTCTTCTTCTTCGGGTACAAGCAGGTGTGCCTCCACTCCGTTACTAAGCAGTGTGTTCACCAATCTGCGTGCTATCTCTCTCGCTTTCTTGTATTCGCGCAACCGTTTGTCGGGGCTGCACTTGCCCGGTGTGTTCTCACCGTGACCGTTGTCAATGAGTACTATCATCTTTCTCTTCTTTTAGTTTGTCAAGGTTCACGTCAAAGTGTCTCGCGGTCTTGTCCACCATGATTTGCTGCAACAGTTTCCAGAAGCGATGCTCGGCTTCGGGTCGGCAGCTGCTCTCGTTCTCCAGTATCGACCATGCCTGTTCAAAGCATATCACGCCTGTCAGTATGTACGACAACGGCACCTGCATGTGGATAAAAACCCAGTGTTCTGCCAAAAAGGCAAGGATAATGAGTGAAAGCCTTTTCGGAATTGTCTGCTTCACCACCTTACCAAAGGCAAACGAGGTGAACTTGGCTTTCTCTCGTGCGGTTCTCTCGGGGTAGGCTGCGTGTACGCGCTTGTCAAGTTTGAAAGCGGTGTAGGCATCATAGAGTATGAAGATGATGGCTACTGCTATCAACGGAAATGTCGGTCTGAACTCTGCCACAATCCAACCCACCATGGCGCCCACGGCCATTGCCGCGAACTTCCAAAGTTTGAATACTACTGCCATACTGCCCATCTTGTTAAGCGTCCTACAACTACTCCGGCCACCGTGCAGCCAAAGTCTATCCAATCCCACTTGCCGCCCCACAACTCGTCTTTGAGTTCCAAGGCTGCGGCTACGCCCACTCCTGCATACGCTGCGCAATAGGTGCTGTCTGCTCCCAGTCCTATCACCACACCGCCCACAAAGTGTTTGTATCGGTTGCTCGCTCCGAGCCATCTGATAATCTTCTTCATGTTCATTACTTGTTTAATGTTCACGAATGCAAAATTATTTATACATAAGGCTCTTTCCTTTTTATCTGTTGTGGCATACGAAAAAAAGGGACGCTGGAATTTTCTCCTGCGTCCCTTCATTTATCGGGTTCTAATCTTTTACGCTGTCTCAAACACGCTCCAGTCCACACTGTCCTTTTCTTTCCAGCCGTCAGAAATGGTTTTCAGAATGTAGGCGAATGCGGCTTTGCTGAACTTGACAAACTCCTCTCTCGTCTGGAATGTATGGTAGATAGGTGTTGCGTCTGCTTCCTCATTGAGTTTCAGTGTCAGAGGATAGGCTATGTCCTCATTGTTTTCTATTGAGGCATAGTTGCGCTGCTTCTCGTCTGTGAGCCACACCTTGATGCCGTCATACTCAAACTGGTTCACTATCTTGTCTTTGGTTTCCGCATCAATTGCGTCTCTCACAAGTTCCTTGATTTCTTCAAGGCTTGGTTTGTGGGTGAACGTATGGCGGTATTCGTAGGTGCTGCCGTCTGCCTCGTAGAAGCCGTAGTACAACTGCCACTTGCTCTTACCTATGCGTTGCAGTCCGTCCTGCCGTTGGGTTGTTCCGTATATCTTCTCCATGTCGCTATGAATTTGTTACGCTGCAAAGATACACCGACACACCATTTCCTGCTTTTTATCTTTAGTGAGCCGTTATCAAGTGAAGTTATACTTGCGCTTGCTTCCATCAAACACCTCACACTTGATGATGGTCTCGAATGGGAAGCCGTCCTCTATATCGCTTATCTGGTCAAGTATTCCTTTCATCTCTTGCGAGGCGGTGAAGAACTTGCCCCATTCCGAGTTAGTGGGATTACGGAACGACACCAAGTAGCGGTCTTCGCCCTCTTTGGTGTCTATGCCTGTCTCGAAGTCGTGAATTTCAATTGGGATGTTCACGATGTCACCCAAGCGTGTCACCTTGCCGGGAAAGCGTTTCTTGCCGTCCGCAGGGGTATAGGTCACGCCCATTTCTGAAAATTTCTTCATGTGTTTACCTGTTAATTTATAATATAAATGCTGGCAGTCTGCATGACATGCCATTCCTTTGAACGAGCCTATAATTTGTTGTCTTCGCTTTCTCGACTTTATCTTTGCCAGTTTCCGCGCGGCATTCACCTTTGTGCGCTTCCGTAGCCGTGAGTGGTCACCATAGTCCACAAATCCCAATGCGTCCATTCCTGCACTCACTGGGGCAACCTTTTCACTGGGCTTGATGATGAGATTGTAGGGTGCGCTTTCCTTATGCAGTAGGTCGCGCAGTTTCCACAATTCTCTTTTGTCGCTTCCCAATATGTAGATGTCATCACAAAATCTGAAGTAGCGGTCTTTGCCGCAAGCCTCTTCCATTCTGTGGTCTATGTCGTTATGGTACAAGTTGCCAAAGAATTGCGAGGAGCGCAGTCCCTTACTGATGCCCACGTTCTCTTCCGGGTGCAATGCCTTTACAAAGTCTATGAGTATGGGCAGTAGTATCGGGTCGGCAATGTAACATTTGATGGTTGCTATCAGTCGGTCGTGCCGTATGTGGTCATAGTAACCTTTGTAGTCGCTCTGATAGTAATAGATGAGGTCGGGATTGTCTGCTCTCGCTTCCTGCATCTTGTGATACAGCCCATGTGGACCGCGCCCCTCTATCGAGGCTGCTGTGTTCTCTATCAATATGGAAGCAAGGTGTCGTTCCACCACTTCCATGATGGCATTGCTGCCTACACGTTCTATTACAGACGGTGCTTGTACGGTTCTCACCTTTGGACCGTCCTTAGTCTCAAACGATTTAAGGTGTCGTATGCGGAATGTGCCGTCTGCAATCTGCTTCTTCAGCATGGCTATAATGTCAGCCTTGCGCTTCATGTAGCGCACCATTCTTGGCGTACATTCCACACCGTCTATCTTTATCTTCTCTCTCCACCGCAAGCCGTTCCTCGTGTCTGCATTGTGCAGGTTCGACATCACTCGTTTGAACGAGTGTTCCATGTTGTCGTCCGCAATGATTTCGGGTATAAGGTTTGTCAGTGGGTACGCAACAAAACAGGTAGAAGTCTTTTCTCCTACCTGTTCCAATAATTCTTCCAATGTATTGACAGCCTTCCTGTCCTGTGGGGAGTGCGTTGGCAACTCCCCACTTGTGGTTGTTGTTATGTTCCGGCTTTCCATATTTATATGCTGTTGCCGAGGCTCTAATCCCTCGGAGTTTGTTTGCGGCAATACTCGTGCCACGTCAGAGTCCCCCGATTATTTTAACCACCAAGAATTTCAGCCGCCCACCGTAGTTCGTGTTCGAGTTCGAAGAAGCGTTGTTCGCGTTCGCATAGGCGAGACCGCTGTTCGCATTCGAGTTGTTGCCAGACCGCAGAACACAGCGGCGCGTGGGATTTTCTGCCTTTGTTCCTTTTGTTACATAATCGGGCGCACGATGTCCACTTTCAATCCCAATGCCTCGATGATGCGGAAGAACATGCCTACACCGGGTTCTATCACACCTTTCTCAATGCGTGAGATATAGGTCTTGTCCGTTCCCACTTTCTTGGCAAGGTCTGATTGTGTCATGTGCTCTTGCTTTCTTGCGTCAAGGATTATCTGACCAACACAATAATTGCTGGCTTCCTTTCTGAATGCTTCTCTCTCCGCAGTTCCTACAGCACCATACTTGGCATCAAGAATGGCATCGAAACTGGTAATGTCATTTCTTTGCTGCATAATATTCCTTTTTAAGTTCAAGTGCTTTCTCTATTTCCTTTGAGGGTGTCTTCTGGCTCTTCTTCTGAAAGCCGTTGAAAAGCATCACGATGTTGCCCTCATCGAATATGAAGAACGCACGATATATATTTCCGTTGTGGGAGGCTCTTATTTCAAAGAGTCCGTCCCTTATGAATTTCACAAATCTCTCGCTCACTCTTTCCTGCGTCTTCAGCGTATCAAGCACATAGTCTATCTTTTTCTGTGCGCCCATTTCCAAAGAGCGGTAGAACGTAAGGAAGTAGTCTTTGTAAAGCAATATCTTTCGTTCTGAATTCATGCTGCAAAGGTAATACTTAAAGTTGATATATCCTACAACTTTTCTATTTATTTTGCATTGCTCATTAAAAAACTCGCTTACGCGAGTAAGCAGGGAGAGGGAGCAGCCTCCTTTCGTCGGCTCTCCCTCTAACGCTTTTTTCGTGGCTTCGCTTGCCGCTTATCCGACTATCACGAATTTTCCGCGGAAGGCCAGCCGCCCACCGCAGTACGCGTACGAGAACGAAGCAGCGTTGTTCGCGCTCGCATAGGCGAGACCGCTGCTCGCAAACGAGTAGTAGCCAGACCGCAGAACACAGCGGCCTCTGCTGCCGGGAAACCACAAGCCTGCCGCATAGTGGGTGGTGTACTTGCTTGCGTCTGTCTGATGCACCTTGCTGGGCAAAATGTCACACTTAGCTCCATGCACCACTCTCACCACGCAGTTGCCGTTGCTGGTCACGCTCTGCACGGTGCGCTCGGTTTTCTTCACCGGGTCGTAGATGTGGAAGACATAATCTATGGGGTCATCGTTCGTATCTACGCAACGGTTCTTGTAGAATGTCTCGTAGCTCTTCACGTTCCCTGCTATGTAGTCCATCCATTCCGAGTCACAGCCCACATAGTGCTTCAGTCCCATAATGGAGTTCAAGGCGTTGCCCACATACGCTGTGTCTGCCATGCCTATCTTGTCTTGGGCGTTCAGCGTGGCATCATGTGCGCCATTGCCCACCACCGACTGCTCGTTGGTCGTGCCGTGGGTCGCCCACCACAGATTGCTGATTTCCTTGTGCTGCTCGTAGTCCTGTAGCTGGTAGCCCTCACCGCGCATGTGTGCGCTGTTTTGGAAGTCCTTTGCCGTGTAGTGGATTGTCCCTGTCGGTGTTTCTGTAGGATTGCCGTCCGTGTCGTATGCCCATTCGGTTGAGGTCTGTGACGTTCCGTCTCCTTTCTTGGAACGCACCGCTCCCGAAAGGCTGCGTGGCCGTTTCAGTCCGTCAATAGTGATGGGGTACGTCCCTACGAGACTGTCTACCTCGCCCACGGTGTGTTCCGTCCATTCGGGTTCTATGGCTTCTATGTGCGCACTGTCCACAGCAAGACACTTGATGTCGCCAATGTCCCGGTACGAGGTGAAATACATTCGTTTTGCTCCGCTCGGCACATCGCAGAACACATAGTTGCCTATCAGAAAGTCAAAGTAGGTGTGGCTCACCATCATGTTGAACTTGCCAACTATCTTGTCGTTCCCGTCCGTGAACACCGCACCGAGCCTTGCGTGGTTCAGTCCCGGCCATCTCACCTGTTTCATGCCCTCCACGTCCATACGGTAGGTGTTCACGTTGGCTGCCGTGGTGATAACGGTCTCGTCCAAGGCTTCGCCCACAACGGCTTCATCAGCATAAACGCCTGTGTTCTCTGCATAGAGAAGTCCCGACAGCATCGCCTCCTTTTTGCTGGTTACGGTGGATAGCGGCTCTTCCTCCGTGGTGGAATAGATGATGTACTTCTGCTGTGTCTTGTAGTCGTTCACGCCTTTATACCAGTGGTGTGGCAGATGGTGGAAGATGTCAAACCCCTCTCCTGCGCTGTCGCCCACATCGAAACTCTCGCCTGTGGCAAGGTTGTTGAAGTCGGTATCACTCAACTGCACGCCCTCCATCTGTTTCAGTTTGGAGTTGTAGGTGCATTTGTAGGCATGGGTGTTCTGCAATATCTTCAGCGTGTGTCCGCTTGCCACGAAGTTCTTGTCGTAGTCCGAGCCTGTCTCGTTTTCGGGATTGCTGTATCTCTCGCAGAAGTCTCCGCTCACAATGTCGTTTATCTTCAACACCGAGAACTGCGAGTTGATGAGTTCCAGTTCGGGGAAATAGGCCGCAAGGCTCTTCATTCCTGCCTCTCCGTCCACATCCTCGTCCTCGATGAGTTCCGACAATATCCAGCGTCCCGTGATGCCCGAGCATTGCCCGGTCTCTTCGTATGCCTTACCCGATGCGTCAAGACCTATCGCGTTGGTCTTCTTCAACTGCCGCAACACTTTCACACTGGCGGTCATGTTGATGTTCGGTATGCGCACTTCTCTCACTGCTCCTGCCTCGGCTATGGTCAGCACAAGGCTTTCCGTGTCAATGAAGCTGCACCCCTCTACCCACAGGCGATTGATGTTCTCCACGCTGGCTATCTCCAGTCCTCCGGGATAGGTCAGCTTGGGCAGGTTCACAAGTTCCAGTTTGGTCACGCTGCTTGGCAACACAAGGCTCTCTATCGGTGATGTCTGTGCAAGGTCGCAACTGGTCAGCTGTGTATAACTGGCGTTGATGCTCTCCATTCGTGGGCATCCGCTCGCGTCTATGCTGGTGGCGGTGGTCTTGCTCACGTCCAGCTTGCGCAGGAACGGCATGTCGCCCAACTTGATGTTGCTCAGTGGCTCAAATCCGTTCAGCGAGGTGTTGGCGGTATGCTTCGTGCCTCCAAGAACAATCTCCTCGCACAGCGTCAGTTTGCTCAGGTCATTGAAGTGGAACGCAAGGGTTATCTCCGAGAGGTCAATCTTGCTCATGCGCCCCGGCTGATAGATGTACAGCAGTGCTCCTGCGTCATGGGCAAACTGCGTGAACGCATGGCTCTGTCCTGCTTCAAGAAACACGGTCTCGCTCAACTGTCCGCTTGCGTCATTGCCTATGCCGAAATATCCGGTGGCGGCTGCGGTGATGTATATTTTTGCGTCATCGCTGATGGCCGACACACGTCCGCTCAACGGATTGGTGAAGAAGTCGCCTGTCTGGTAGTAGCCGTCTCTGATTGTCCACCGCTGTTCTATGAAGCGTGGCAGCGAGGTGAGTCCCAGTCCGTGCAGGGCATAGAAATATGGCAGGTTGGCTATGCTGGTGTGGTCAATGTACTTGCGTTCTCCGTCATAGCTGCTCACCACCTTTGGCCAGAACTGCAGACGCTCGTCCACAAAGAAGTGGGTCGCTCCGTCCGGGGAGAACGGAACCATCGTCTTGCCGTCTATCTCCGAGGTTTGGTTGCGCATTTTGTTCACCACCGATTTCAGCGATATGGTTGTCGCCCCGAGGTCGTTTGAGTTCCAGCACTCTTGCTGCTTGTCCATGTTGTTGAACAGCACGCTTCCGCTTCCCATGTAGGGGTTGGTGTAGCCTGTCTCGTTGTCGGTGGGCTTGTTGGGGTCAACTTCGGGGTCTATGCTCTTGCCACCATCATTGTCGCTTTGGTTGCAGGTGTCGCAGTCATATACCTTATTGAGGTACATTCTTGTCGGCATCATGTTCTTGTAGCCCGAATAGACACCATTTTCCACCGAACAGCCGTCTTCCAAGAAGAACATAGGCTGCATGTTCTTGGCTCGCTGGTCAACGGATGCGAGGTAGTCGGTGAATGCGGTGTAGGCCATCGCACTCTCAAGAGACATATATTTGTAGGCGTTCTCTTTCCATATCTTCTGCCAGCCGTCCACTTTGGAGTAGTCGCAACTGTCAAAGAAACGCAGCAGGTTGAAGAGGTCGTAGGGTACTTTCTTTCCCAGTGCCAAGTCTTCCTGCAACTGGTCGTTGTCCACCATGCACTCGAAGTAGTATGTCCATGCAGGATAGGTCTCTGCGGCCAAGCCGAGTTTGTTGACCCACGATGACTTCTGCGCTATCGGCTTCATCATGTCCTCTACGGTAGTCACACCTTGCCACCAGTCCATACCTGCATATTGCAGCAGTTCGTAGCCTGTCACGGGGTTCAGCACGTCTCCCGTCACTTTCCACTTGCCGTTCACCTGCTTCATCGAGCCTGTCGAGCGTTTCCACGCTCCGTCCTTGTAGCGGTAGATGGCATAGTCCTGTCCGCAGTATTGCGAGATGAGATACACGCTCCCTGTGTCAAGGTCGCTATCTTGCTTGAAGCGTGCCTCTGTCTGGGCGAGTGTCTCGCCTTGCGTGCCGAAGTATTCTATAAAGTCTCCGTAGTTCAAGCAGCCGAGGTTGTAGCCGGGCGTGTCCTTGAAGCCGAGGGCGGTCTGCTCGCCCTTGTCCTCTTTCCAGTTGCCTTTGGCATGAAACCATGCGTCCTGCAAGGTGTCGCTTGTAGCACGGAAACAGGCTATCGGGTGGTTCTTCGTGGAGTGATCCATCTGCAAGCCTGTCAGCACGTCTCCGTCTCCCAAGTCCTGCGTGCCGTCATAGGCACGTTGTGCTGGGGTTTGGTAGGCTGCACCGAGTGCGCGGAACGTGGCGTTCATCATGTCGCACACTCCGCAGTCGTTGGCGTTGCTGCTGTCCGAATAGTCTACCTTTACGGTTATCACGTCCACGAACATGCCGTTCTCACTCACGAACACTTTGTTGTGCTTGGCGGCAAGTATGGCCTTGCGTCCCAACTCCGTGCTTTCATCGGGATTGAGCAGAGTCACGGTGGCTTTCTTGCCTGTGGCCTTGTTCTTTTTGTTGAAGTTGAAGCGGTCGTTCTTGATGGGTCGCTGTGCCGAGGTCGTTCCTTGTCGTCTCCATAGCACGTTGATGGCCTTGAAGTTCACCTCGGGGTGCTGTGGGTTGAAGTAGTACAACGTACAGGCGAACTGGTCGCTGGTGCTTGTGCCTCCGTTCAGTGCATAGTCGTAGTTGTTGAAGGTGGTCTGGTCGGCCACGATGACATAGTAGGGCATTCCCTTGGCTTCCATCAGTGTCATGCTTGGCTTGCCTGTGGTGTCAAGCACGTTCTCCTTGTCATACTCGGCTATCATGGCTTTCACGTCACTCAGCTTGCACAGGTAGTTTCTGAATGCTTGCAACCATTCCATATAACTGCTGTATGCCATGACGTAGTTCACGCTGATGTCTCCGCTCTCCGAGTTGAACGTGATGGTCTTGTTCTGTCGCAGTGCGCTTGTGCCGGGTTGGTAGCCGATGGCGGCACACTCCTCACCGTTCACATAGAGTTTCACAAAGGCGTAGTTTGTTCCTGCCGACTGGCCGTTGGCTTTATAGGTCACATATTTGCTTCCGGGTTCTACCACCACGGCCACGGTTATCTTCTCCGAGCATTTGAAACCGACACGCTGCTCCTTGGGCGTTCCGCTCTGCACGGTAAGTACAATCTCGTTGCCCTGTATGTAGAAGCCCACACCTGCCGCAGGGTCATAGCACTCGCACAGTCTGGCGGTCTTGTCCTTGATGCTCTTCGTGGAGAATGCCATCTGTATGGCGGCACCGCTTGTCTCCAATGCAGACGAGGCGAAAGGCGCGTAGGGTATCTCTGCTTTCACGTTCTCCGCTATGCGCAGGGCGGTCTCGCCCAGTACGCTCACAAAGCCGTTGGAGTTCCAGTTGCTGCCCTCCACGCTCATGGCGTATTCTCCGTCCTTGATGGTGTGGTCGGTCTCGCTGTTGCTTCGGGTTGAGAAGTCAAAGGCGAAGAGTGCGCCCTCCTTGACGCTTGCGTCAATGGCTGACCCCTCCACGGTAAGCGTGATGGTCTCGCTCTTCGCCTCTCCGCTTCGGGCGAAGATGTCAAAGTGCTTTGTGCCGTCCGAAGCGTAGCCTTGTATCTGCTTGCTCACGCTGTATGTTTGGCTGATGGGGCAGTTCACCGAGGTTATCACCATTCCGTCCATCAACACCTCCACGGCTGTCGTGGTCTTGCCGGGTGTGTAGGCGGCTATGTCAAGCGTGAGGTTGTCATACAGGCGTACCTTGCCGTTGTTGTTGTCGTCATAGCGCAATGCCACTACTGGTGTCTGGTTGGCTGCGTCTATACACATTACGGCTGTGTGTATGGTGTTTCCCTCCACACCCGATGCCACGTCCCTGCCTTTTATGCGCAGGGGGTAAGCTCCATGTTCCAGACGCTCGCCTCCTCCGAACACGTTGCAGGGGTTGATACTGATGTTGTGCGAATAGGAGTCGGTGACGGTGGCTGTGCCGAGTGTTTTCCACTCGCCCTTGTAGTACATCTCCGTGGTTACGAGTATGCCTTGCTTGGTGCTGACGTTGTTCTCAAACTTGTACATCGGCAGGCTCTTCTCCTTTCCGCCTACCTCCAATGCCGTTGGAGATGAGTAGAACAGGGGCTGTATGCAGGTGCAGGTCACGTCCACTGCCGTTACGGTAATGGTGCGTGTCTTGGAGTTGCCGTCTGCGTCCGTTGCTCCGATGATGAAGTCCTTGCTCGATGCCGAGGTGATGAAGTCGGTGAAGTCAAACTCAAACGTGTAGTTAGTTGCACTGGTAGAGGAAGAGGTGTTCACTACCTCGCTCCAAAGTACCATCTTGGTGAGTGCGTCCATAATGCTGATGGTCTTGATGGTGCCGGGTATCTCGGTATCTCCGTCAAAACTTACACTCTTGATGGCTGCTCGCAACACTATCTTACTGCCAAATGCGCCCCACACGGCTTGCGACTCCGGGTAGATGTTGAGGGTGCTTCCGCTCTGCGTGCCGCCTCCGTTGCTTCTGGGTATCTTGATGGGGTCGCCCACCTTTTCGCCTTTCTCGTTCACACCTTGGAACACATAGTCCTCGGCTGTGCTCTCGTCATTGAAGTTGGCCACTGGGCGTGTCTGCAACGCTTCGTACACGCCTCCGCTGGTTACGGCCTTGTCGCTGTCTTTCTCTACGGTGTCAGTGGTTTCCACTTGGTTGCCGCCTCCTCCGAATGCCACCCAAGGTTTCAAGTCTGCGGGGTTGATGTCGCCCACGGCTCGCGTGAACTGGTAGGCTTCCCACTTCGGGGCTTGGTTCGCGTCCGTCTCTGCGGTCTTGTAGGTCAGCACGACACCGCTCTTCATATAGGAAAGACCGCTCTCTTTCTCTTTGTCCTGCACGGCTTTGATGGCAGTTGAAAGGGTATATTCGGTGTCCTCGCAGATGTCGTTCACATTCACGGTGTTGCCGATGGCACTGCCGTTGCTTCCGAAGTCAGTCCAGTTGCTTTCCTTTTTCCAGTCATCGGTGCTCTGTGTGCCGCAGTTCGTCCACTGCTTGTTCTGTATGCCGTTCTCGGTGATGAATGTCAGCACGATGCCGGGCTTCTTGTATCGGGCAAAGTTGGCAAGTTTGCTGATGCTGTCAAGCACAACGGAGAACGTGGTCTTGCCGCTGCCAAGCGACAGCAGGTCGTTAGCGTTGATGGTGTTGCGGTACAAGGTTTCCGCTGAGTTCTCGTCAATCAGTTGGCGGTTGATGTCTGCCGTACTCTCCACCTCGGTCATGCGCTCCTGCAAGTCCGCTCCCTCGTCTCCGGGGAATGCCGTGCCGCTCTTGTGGCCAAGTGCCAAGTCCGAACCGATGACGGCCAAGGTCGTGCCGCTCCAACGGTAGGTCTTGTTGGTCGTCACGTCCATGAATATCTTTCCGCTGTGCGGTGTCACGCCATTGAACCCGGATATGCCGAACAGATCTGCGTCACTCCAGTTATTATAATAGGTGACGGTCTTTTCTCCTTCGTCCGTGCTTGTGGTGTTGGCTATCACAAAGGTGTTGGTCTTGCTGTTGTAGATAATGCTGCATCCCTCATCGGTCGATTTCTTCGCCAGCGACATGAGCTGCGCGGTCACTTCCATGATGCCGCCAAATTCCAGCACATCGTCCACATAGCCGGGCAAATACTGCGAGGACACCTGTCCGTTATCGTCCAGTGGCGCAATGCCATTGGCAACGCCCTTTGTGTTTTTGAAATCGTTGAGGTCGCTCTGCACGCTGTTCACGCCACTCTTCAGATTGGCAATGTCGGTCTGTGCCGTTGCCATCTGTGTGTTGAGGTTGTTGATGCTGGTCGTGTTGGTGGTCTGCGTGCTGCGGAGGCTCTTGATGTCCTCCTTGTTCTGGTTCACGTCCACCTTGACGGCTTCCAAGTCGGCGGTCATCTCCTCCACGGCTTCCATATACTCGGTGCTGTCCACGGTGGGGTTGCCTTTCAGCAGTGGGTTGCCGCTGCTGTCCACCTGCGCCACCCATGTGCCACCGTCTGCCACAAAGAGTTGTCCCAAATGGTCGGACGAGGCACTGCCCTCTACGGTAACCAATGCCCACCAGCCCTCATGCGGATTGGGGTAGGCTTCGCGCAGTTGCGCTGCGGTCTTGAACAGTCCCTTGTTCGGGCCTTTGATGTTCTTGGCTTCAAGCCAACCCTCCACGGTCAGGTTGTGGCCTACGGTCATGGAGCCGCGCACAGTACCCGAACCGCCCATGCTGACGTTGCGGCCTACGGCCACATCTCCGTCTATCTGTTTTGTTGGTATTGAACTCATTATTCCAATATTGATTTTGCCAAGGCGTTCAACTGCTCTGCACGGTCATTCGCGCCATAGGCGGTTAATACTAATGATGCTGTGGTATAGACCACGGCTGTGTAGCAACGCTCCGATATGTCGATGCCGTCTTCATCGTCTATCTTGGGATAAGGGAGATACGTGGCTCGTTTGACATAGGCTTCCTCGCTGTCACACGAGTAGAACTCCAACGCCTTGCCCTCTGCTCGGTTCACCACCGCACACACGGGCTTCTGCACGTTGCCGCGCACTCCCTTATACCGTGACGATTGCAGGTCATACAATGGGTCGTCCACCGAGATGGCATTGTAGCAGGTGCGCTCCCAGTCGCTCATGCGGAATGCTATCAACCGCATGAAGTCATCGGGCAACAGCGTCCAGCCGCTGCCGTTCTCTTCCCAAAACACGCTGTCGCCAAACGTGTGTCCCTCTTCCAACAGAAAGGTGGGGGCGGTGGTTTCCACCCTGCGCACGGCTTCCTCTATCTTCGAGCGTACTATCTCGTTCAGCGATAAGGTGTCAATGTCCTCATCGCCAAGGAGCTGCTCACTCGTCTTGTTCTCGTCAATGGCGATACGCACATCTTGCGAGACGGTTTCTATCTTGTACACCATATCGTCTGACGTTGTTTAGTTGTTGGCAAAGGTTATCTTCACTCCGTAGGTCTCGCCAACGGCTATGATTTCCGCTCTCGTCTTTGGAGGGGTCTTCACGCCAAAGGTGTTGGCAAGATAATCCTTTGCTTCTTGGTTGGTGCAGAACTCTACCTCGGTCTTGCCGTCTGAAGTCTCGGTTTCTTCGGGCGTGGCTTCTGGCTCATTGTCGCTTAGTGCTTCATCTTCAGCTTGCCCCGCTTCTCTTGCACAGACTTCCTCGGTCGGCTCGTCTGCTGTTCCCTTGTCGTCTTCGTCATTATCATTGGATGGCGTTGTGGTGGCTTCGGCTGGCTTCTGTTCTACCGCTGCCTTGTTGGCTGCAACTGGTGCTTGCTGTACGCTTGCCTTTACTGGGTTGCGCTCAATATGCACTTCCTCGTCAAGTTCGATGGTGTTCACCACCGTAATGCGTCCTCGCTTGAAGTCGCTGCTGTTCTCAATGGCGTGCTGCACAAGGAAGTCTGCCGTAGTGTACTGAGCAGGGTTCTGTCCCAATGCGGTGATTGAGCCGTCCGTGAACATCACTTTGAGGGTGGCTCTGCCTATCTTGATGATGGCTTGGTATTCCATCATGCCTATCACTCCGTAGGTAATTCTCTTCTTTTTCATTGTCTTTGTCTGATTTATAATAATAAAGGCGGACGGCATTGCTACCTATCCGCCTCTATTGGTTGATGATTGGGTTATTCTAAAAAATGGGTTACTCGCTGGCCATCACGTCACCTGCATACTCTACCCATGCGGCACTCTTGTACTGCCACATCTGGCCGCTCACTGCGTCTGCATTGATGCCGGGGCAGTCCTGCAGCAGGTAGTACACACCGCCCTCAACAGGACTCTCGGGTGCTTCCGCGCTGTCCCACAAGTGGATTTGCGTTGCGCTGCTGTTCTCGCTGTCGCCCTCACCGTTAATCCAGATATGGCACGAGCCTTTGAGTGCGAGTGCGTCCCACACGAGGATTGCCTCGCGTGTTGCCTCTTCGCCCTCCACTCTGTCTTTGCTCGAGTGCTCTGCCGAGTACTGGTAGTGTACCAGTCGGTCAGGCGCAACGATGAATGCTGAGTTGCTCCACTTCAAGCGGTCAAGGGTCGGGTCGTGCTTGAACTCGATGTCTCCGAAAACGGTGTGGAAGTTGGTCACTACCCAGCCCACAGGGTTGGTCTTGGTGGTAATCTGGATTTCCGGGTGCTTCGAGTAGTCGATGCACTGGATGTTCTCCAAGAAGTTCTTGCCTGCAAGGGCTATCACGCTCTTGGGCACGTCCTCGCCTGTAAAGGTCATCTTTGCCAAGGCGATGATTTCCTCAATCGTCCACTTGCCTGTGTGGTTGAGTTCTTTCTTCACTTGGTAGCGCACGCCCTCGGTGAAGTAGATGGTCTGTGCGCCCACCTCGGGGGTCTGCACGGTCATCTTGCCCTTGCGTCCTGCGTAGAGGGTGCGGTTGCCGCGTACCTTGAAATTGGTGATGGCGGCTTCTGCAATCACGGCCTTGCCGAATGGGATTTTCTTCTTCTGCGCATCGTAGTAGTCAGATACAATCTGGTTCATGCCGCGCTTCTGAAGATACACGGTCGTACCCTGTGGCACGATGAGGTCGGGGTCAACTTTCTTCTGCGTCTCGTAGAGGGCGTTGCTGAGAATGATGAGCGTTGTCCCGGCAGGGATTTCGGGCGTGGTGCAGCTCTCGTCCGTGCTGTTGGTCTTCGGACCGTTCACGGCTCTCACGATAGGATTGTTCGTGGTGGGGTCTTGGCCTGTCACGAACAGCAGGAGGTCTTTGCCCGGTGTCTTGGTCTTGCCGTCATCGGCGTAGCCGTCCACACCCTTGGCGAGCAGTGTGCCGTAGGGACGTGGTATCTCGGCATCGTTGGCGAGCAGCGGAAGCACAAACTGCTTGGCTGTTCCTGCGGTCACCTTGGTGGTGGAGGTCACGCTGGAGCGTGGCTCGTCTATCATGTAGTGCTCCACCTCGGGCGAGCTTACCTTCACTTTCTTCGCTTTGAGCATCAGCTGCATAAGCGGTGTGTCGTCACTCTTGAACTTGTAGAGTTCCTGGTCGAGGTCTGTCTGAATGAGATTGCCCGGACCTACGCCGCCTGTCGCTCCTGCCACTCCGCTGACGGTGGTGGGTGCGCCCGGCACTTGGCTTTCCACACCGGCTGTTCCCGGTGCTGGTTTCGTGGTGGTTGTTCCACCTACTGGTACGTTTTCTCCGTCCATGTCTTGAAATTTTAGTTTGTGAATAATGTTACTTGTTATCGGTCTGTACGAGATTGCGGGGGGCTATACCGCCTGTCGCACTCGCGAGATTGCTTACTGATGCCATTGCGCCCGGCACTTGGGTGCGTAGTCCTGCGCTGCCCTTGGTGGGACGCAGCCGTTTTCCCTCCGGGGGAAACTTCACCACTTCTCCTTTCATCGGGCTACATGGCTTCGTTGGCTACATCGAAGATGCTCTGTGAGTTGTGCTGCCCTGCCGAACTGCCGTTCTTGCCGTTCAGAGGTGCCGTGCCGTCTCCCTTGTCGCGCTTGCGCAGTCCCTCCACAATCTTGTCGTTGCGTCCTGCCACACGTCCCTCCTCACCAGCATTGGCAACATCGGTGTCGTGGTTGATGGCATTGACGAACATTTCCAAGGTCTCACGCGAGAACTTGCCCATCACGCCGTCACGAACCACGGTGAGCATGGCATCGGCAACGGCATCTATCTGCTCGTCCGTCATGCCGCGCTCTTCTTGGAACTGCCGCAGGGTCTCAAGGCTCGCGTCCATGTTCTGCTCGTATTCCTCGTCAAGCTGTTTCGACTTGGCCACGCGCTCCACATACTCCTTGTTGGCCTCGGCTATCTTGTCCTGCATCTCGGGATTGTCAAGTACGTCCTTGATTTCTATGCCGAAGTTTTTTACAAGTCCAAGCACGGGGTCTTGGCCGTTGTGCATGTCGGCAAGGAACTGTGCGCTCCTCGGGTCTGCGGCAAACATGTCGGACATGGCTTTCTCCCTGCCCTTGTAGCCGTCCAAGTCGTGCTCGTATTGGTCGTAATCATCGGAAATCTGACCGTAGATTTCCTCGTCATCCTCGAATTTCTTGTCGGGATATTTCTTTCTCAGTCGCTCCAGCTGCTGGTCGCGTCTGCTCTTAACTCCGTTGTTTTCAGCCATTATCTTGATTTTAATTAGGATATGCCATTTTCGTATGCAAAAATAACCATATAAGATGTGGACTTACTTTTATCTTTTGTGAGTTGGTATTGGTAACTTTGTATAGGACTGAAAGGATTTGAGAATGAAGTATTTTGGTAGCATATTGGAGTTTACGAGGGAGCGAAATGCCGACCTTATGAGGGCATACCGTGAGCGGCTTGCCGAGGCGAGTATCATCGTTATGCCTGTTATTTTTGAGTTGGTGGCTCAGTCTCCTGCTTCCCGGTTCTGGGTGAGCGAGGAGAGGGCGGCTATTGTCATTTCCGCAATGGCGGCTGGAAAGCCCATGCCGCGAATGAGGAGCAACAAGCGTGAGATGTTTGGTGAGATTTACCGTAGGTATCTCGTCATGCGTGAGGACTATCCCGACAAGTCGGTCTATGAACTGGTCACCAAGATAGTCAATCAGCCTGCGCCAAAGTTCTATCTCACACCTCGCACGGTCGGGGAATTTATTTACCGCATAAAGAATGGATGGTATGACAACCAATACGACAGATACAGAGATTGCTGCGCTGCTTGCGGAGAATGACAGACGCAATGAGGTAATGTTCGCCAAGTTCGACCCTGTCACTGGTGAGGGGTCTATCGGTGAGCGTGTGCGTGTCTGCATCTCCGACTTTGCCGTTCCCGTCCAGTGGTTGCCAATAGAGATGATGGACATTCCTTTTGTCAAGAAGTTGGTGGAGGCTGGCTCTATTGACAATTTTCTTTCTTCGGTTTTTCATGTAGAGCCTAATCCTACCGACCACACCAAGGTGTCGCGCACGCTCATACGCTTGCGCTTCAAGCACGACTTTCCTTTCTGGACGGCCACACTCGTATATATCCACAACAAGGACGCTGGCAAGGACGTGCTTTTCCGCCTGTGGTATCCGCAGCGCATCTTGGTATCGCGCTTTGAGGAGAAGCGTAAGGCTGGCTTGCCAATACGCCTTATTCTCCTCAAAGCGCGTCAGTGGGGTGGCTCTACCACCACGCAGCTCTATATGGCTTGGCTTCAGTTCTTCCACAAGAAAGGTCTCAACTCGCTCATCATCGCTCATCAAGGTACGGCTTCCGATGAAATCAAGGATATGTTCGACAACATGATTAAGAACTATCCAGTGGAGTTCCTGCACAAACTGGGTGATGCCTATTCCGAGAACGAGCCAAAGTTGGTGGGTGTCGGCAAGTCGGGTTCTACACACCGTGTGCCGCAGCGCAACTGCAAGATTAAGGTGGGTACTGCCGAGCGGCCTAACGGTTTCCGTGGAGGTGCTTACTCGCTGGTGCATCTTTCCGAGGTGGGTCTGTGGCAAAAGACGGACGGCAAGTCGCCCGAGGACATCGTGCGCTCGGCTTGTTCGGGTATTCTCGCACGCCCTTACACCATGATTGTCATGGAAAGCACGGCCAACGGCACTGGCAATTTCTTCCACCGTGAGTACACAGCTGCTGCCGACCCGGAGGTGGAGTCGCAGTTTGAGGCTCTCTTTATCGCGTGGTTTCAGATTGAGCATTACTCCCTGCCGTTCAAGTCGGCCGAAGAACTGCGTGCCTTTGCCAAGAAACTTTGGGAGAACCGAGGCAATGCCTACACTCCGTCCAACCGTGAGGAACCGGGGCGTTATCTGTGGTCATTGTGGGAAAAGGGGGCTTCACTGGAGGCTATCCACTGGTATGTGTATGAGCGTGCAGGAAAGAATGACTTCGCGGTGATGGCCTCTGAGTTTCCCTCTGACGATGTGGAGGCGTTTGTCCACTCGGGTACGATGGTGTTCGACAAGTATCTGGTCAAGCGTTTTGAGAAGTTCTGCTGCAAGCCTAAGTTCATCGGTGAGATCTATGCCGATGCCGACGAGGGCGAGGAGGCTCTTTCCAACCTCCGCTTCCGTGAAGACCGCCAAGGGCTGCTTTCCATTTGGGCGAAGCCCGAGACGTTTGACGGTTACGAGGTCACCGACCGCTACCTTACAGTGGTTGATGTGGGCGGACGCTCCAACAAGGCCGACTGGTCGGTCATCGTGGTGTTCGACCGTCTGAGCATGATTGACGGCAGTGAGCCTCCGTCTGTTGTGGCGCAGTGGTACGGACATTGCGACATTGACCGTCTGGCATGGCGTGCTGCGCAGATTGCGGCTTACTACAACGAGTCGCTTTTGGTCATCGAGAGCAACACTTTGGAGACGCACGACAAGGAACGGCAGGTGGAGGGTGGCGACCAGTCGCAGTATATCCTCAACCAGATTTCCGACATCTATCCCAACCTCTACGCGCGCAAGCAGTCGGAGGACGAGATACGCGAGGGCGCACCGCGCAAGTATGGCTTCCATACCAATGTGGCGACCAAGCCGATGATTATCTCTACCTTGGTAAAGGTTATCCGCGACCGCCTCTATATTGAGCGAGACAAGCGGTGTCTTGATGAGTACGACACCTATGAACGTAAGAAGAACGGTGCTTATGGGGCTATCGTGGGAAAACATGACGACTTGCTCATGACGCGTGCCATCGGTCTGCACATCTGCTACCGTGAAATGGAGATGCCCGAATTTGTTTCCATCACCAATCGTACACTCCGAAAAGACAGAAGCCCCGTCTCCGAGGCTTCAATCTAAAAACAATAAAGCCTCACTATGTCCCCTTGGCTTATCTGCCTAAGGAGGTTTAGTGAGGCTTTTTCTTTATTGCAGCATCTGCTGTGCTTGGTTCACGGCTTCCATATTTGCGCCTTGCTGAACCTGCTGGGCAAGTTCCGGCGACATTCCGTCAGGCACTTGCCCTTGTTGTAGCTGCTCCCTCTGCGACTTGATGCTTTGCAGCAGTTCGTCAGCAAATGGGAAGTCTCCGTGTTCCAACAGTTGCTCCACGCTGATGGCTTTGTTCTCCCACAGCTGCATGAGCATATCGTTGGTCATGGCGCGGTAGGCTGGCGTGGCGGTACTCTCCACAATGCTTAGGTCAAACTCCACATCGCGTATCTTCTTCGGGTCGTATTCCACAATGGTGGAGTTCTTCCCGGCAATGTTGAACACTCTCGGGGTGTCGTAGTATTGCTGTATGTTCTTCACGTCCTTGTATGCTCCGTCTCTGATGAATGCCGAGAACGTGTCGAGCAAGTCCAAGAGCGAGGTGGTGGCGTTCTGCGCCTGTTGGTTGTACAGGCTGGCGGACATCCCCGAATAGCCGGGCTTGCCCTGCAACGCTCCGTTCACGCCCGATATGTCCTCGAAGAACTTCAACTGCATGTTCAGCAATTCCGATATGCCTATCTGTGTGCAGTTGTTGGCTATCTGCTGTGGCAGTGCCTGTCCTGTCTTGGGTTGCTTTATCATGATGATGCCGTTAAACCTTGCCCATTCGTCCGCAACATCTTCCATTGACATGCCCTTGGGCAGACATTCTTCCGGGAACAGCAGCACGCCTTTGGCTGAGGCTCGCATAATCCAGTCATACATCGTTATCAAGCGGTTGGTGTATCGCTGCTGGTCTATCACGTTGCTCACGAATGAGTGTATCTCTCCGTCTATGAATGGGTATGCCTTGAACACATAGGGGTGACTCTTGTGCTCGTAGGGGGTCTCGCCCTCCTCCAATATGTCACCGAATGGTGTGAGCATGTAGTAGTACCAGTACGAGTCCATGAACCACTCGTAGCGGATAAGCGGCACGTCTTCCTCGCTCATGCCCAGCTCGCGTGCTTGCTGCATACGCTTCTCGTTCTCGTCAAGCACAAGTTCCTTGAAGTCTTCCATATCTACCTTGAACACGTCTCCGTTGTTCACGTCATGGCATCTTACTCTCGCCTTGCTTTCCTTTCTCCACACCTCAATTACTCTGCATCGGCTCTGGTCGTAGGGTACAAGGAAGTCGTAGTAGCCTTGCAATGGATAGCCGAAGTTGTCGTACATCGCACTCAGATACGATTTGTCCTTGGCAAACTTATATATCTCCGCCAGTCGGTTGTAGTCGGCTGCGTTGTGGGCAAAACGACCGCACAGCTCCTCAAACGAGATGTCGTGTATCTCGCCCACGCAACTGCAATCCCAACCTCTAAAATCCCTCATATTGTTGTCTATGAAGAAATTGTTGGGTTGCACATAGTCCGTCCAGCAGTCCAGTTTGTTGTTCCGCCAGCCGTACCACTTCCTCTGCACCACAAATCCCGATATGAGGAATTCTTCCATGCACCTCGCGTTTATCTCGGTCATGCGGTTCAGCTGCATGTTGCACTGGAGCACGGTGCTCATCGTCTCACCATACCGCTGCTCGTCCCGGTCTCGTGCCGTGCAGGTCGGCTCCTTGGCTTGGCTGCGGTACACGCCCAACACGGCTTGCACCATGCGTCTGATGAGGTTGTTCTTCAGCGGCACGTTGCCTTGTTTCTTGATGAGTTCCTCTTCTTTCATCATCTTGCCGTTCACGCATACATAGTCATCCCACTGCCTACCGTAGGTGTAATTCTTGTTTCGCTCGCGGTCTCTGCGGAATGTCTCCATCGCCAGCCAGTACTGCTGCGCTTGCCACAGCACCTCAAACGCACGGGTGCCGCCCATTGTGCGCTTGGCGGTCTCCACGCTGTCCATGCTCTTCTGAGGCATTACGCGGCTCATTCTATGTAGTTTCTTTGTTGCCATAATCATTGTGTAATTTGGGACGATGCAAAGATATATGATTGCACCGTCCCTCATTGTTTAACTATTGTTGCTTCATTCTGCCGATGTCATCAAGCATCTTATCGCGAGTCTTGAACATCACGTTCACAAGGCTGTCACGTTCCTCTGTGTCCTTGCTTCGTAGATATTTCTCCGTGAGTAGTTTCATGTCGTGCTTGTATCGTTTCACGCGCAGATGCTCCCTCATGTTGTTGTTCTGACGGAGTGCTTTCATACCCTCGCGGTAGGCGGCTCTATCCGTCTTCTTCAACTTGTTCAACTCGGTCTGCTGCTTGGCCACACCGTCATAGGTGGAGAGCAACTGCTTGGCAGCATCTGTCTGAACCGTGCCGTTCAGTTTCTCCTTGGCTTGCGTAAGCACGCGGTTTCGCTGTGCGGTCATCACGCTGTCTTTTGCTTCCTCGCTGTATGCCCAGCCTGTCAGCGGTGCATTGCGGTGTATTTTGTACTGTGCATAACGCTCTGCTATCTCGGCTGGTGTCATCTGTCCTGCCTCCTCTGCCGTTGCGCCCAACTCGTCAAAATAGATTTTGTCGGTCTGGCTCTGTGGACAGTTGAGTATTCGCGCAATGAGCAGGGCGCACTCGCGAGAGGTCTGTGCATCGTCTCCGCAATAGTCCATGATGGCCACCACTGCATCGGTCAGCGATTGTGGATTTACACCCACGCCCGACTGCACAAGCAGGTTCACAACATCGTTCATGGCGGCTACCTTGTCTTTCGGCATTTTCTGAAGAATGGTCGCAAGGTCGCTTGCCAACGGCATGTCCTTGACAAGGTAACTCCAGTTGGCTTCTCCGTTGAGTGCCATCTGCCCGGCTGAACTCATCACGTCTCCGCCTGTCAGTCCCTCGATGCTGCCAAACATGGTGTGGTTCATCACATCGTCCCACATCTTGCTCTTCTCGTCCTTGTCGTCACCTGCTATGAGGTAGGGCAGGTATGCGCCCAAGTTCCAAGCCATTTGCAGGGCAAAACCGAAAACGCCTATTCTGGCCAAGTCTCTGAGGAGGCTTCTGCGGTATTCGCTCTTGGCGTTAGCGTCAGCCTTGTCGGGGTCTATGCCGTCCCTGCGCATCTGCTTGGCCATATACTCCTCGCTCATAGCCTCGTAACCGGGTTCAAAGCGGTGCTTGATGTTGCGGATGGCATCATACAGTTGGCGTGTGTACGACATGGACGAGTTGCGGAAGATGGTAAACAGCACGCTCAGCCATGAACGGTCCACTTGCATAGTGGACAGGAATGCGCTCTCGCTCGACTGCTGCGTCTGGTTGAACAGAATTGTAGCGTCTTGCTTGGCTCGCTTCTCGGCCACCTCTTCGTCATATCCGTAACGAAGATACTTTTTCTTCTTCGTCTTGTACATGGCATTTGCACCGATGGCTACGGTCAGAGCGTCCACAAAGGCATTGGGCGACATACCGATGCGTGAGGCTATCTCCACTACATGGTTCTGCCACATCTTCCAGTCCATCTCACTCTTCATCAGTCGTGGGTCTCCTGCCATGCGGCTCTTCCAGCGTTTCTCGAAGAGGGGCAGGTTCTGCATTGCCCATTTCCATGCGCCTATCGGGTTGGCGATGTTGGCGGCAAGGTCTATCGGATTGCTGTCCGAAAGGTAGGCTGGCATGGAAAGGAACTGCTTCAAGGCGGTGAACACTCTGAAACTTACCTTGGCTGCGGTTACGCCCTTGGCGATGTTCACCGCTGCCTTGTCAAGCTGGGCTATTGGTGGACGGTATGCTCCAGCTGCCATGCTGCACACGTTGCGGAAGTTCGTCCACAGGGTCTTGCCGCCTCCGTACACGCTGGTCATGTTCATCACTTGATTGCGGAAGTGCTTGTACGAAAGCAGGGTATTCAAGTCGCGGTTGAACTCTGCAAATGCTGCCCAGCGTTCCATCTGCTGAACGTGGTCAAGTATCACAGAGAATGCGTCCGCACCCATCACGTCAAGGGCGAGGTTGTTGCGCCTGCGCTTGATGATGCTGCCTGTTGAGGTGGCTGGCAGGGCGGTATCAGTCGTATCGTCTGCTACGTCCACATCTTCTATTCTCGCATTGGCGAGTATCTTCAATGGGAAGTAGTTCTCAATAGCGGCCATTGACGCACCGAACATACGTTTGTGTACCTCGTTGTACTCATTGCGCTTCTCTACCAAGAAATCCTCCTGCATCCAGTCGGCAAGTTCAAGGAAGCGTGGGTCTACAAATTCCTTGATGTTCTCCACATCGTCCTCTGTGATGCCCATTCTGCGCAGTTTCATGCGTCCGTCTGCCATCTTGTCCACCATGTAGATGTATAGCAGATTGCCTTGCGTCAGTTCGTGCGCTTTCTGTTCGCCTCCGTCCCAGAACGTCACGGTTGCCTTGGGCATCTTGCGTTCCATGGCGAAGAGGTCGCCCCAACTCATTTTCTTGCCAAACACCTCGCTCACTTTCTCATCAAGAGTTTTCAATGCATTCTGATACCCGGTAAACTCCTTTTCGGTGGCTTCTACCCAACCGCGCATATAGCGGTTCCAAAGATAACCCTCACCGTTTACGCTCTTCTTCCCGAACATTCTCAGCATCTGGTCAAACGTACCTAACGGGGCAAGCAAGAAACGCACCGCGCTGTTGTTGGCTATCTTCTGTGCCTTGTTTTCCTTGTGGTGCTCGTCTGTCGGACGACCTACCATATCGGAGTTGGCATTGTGGTGGATTGCCTCCACACGCTGTTTCTCTGCCTCGCGCCACTGCTTGGCTCGTTCTACGCTGCTCCCGAGCATACCGCCCACCTGCTCCACGATGCTTTGATAGGCTTCGGCACGCTCGATCTTGTTCTGACGAATGGCATCATTGGTGGCGGCTACATACTCATCGTAGGCTTCCTTGGTCATCATTCCGGCATCCAAATCTTCCTTGGCTTGCTTGATGCTGTCGCGCAATGCCTTTTCTTCTGACTTGCTTTCGGTGATGTCCTCTGCATACTGGTGGGCAAGCAACAGTCCGCTGTGTTCCAAAGCAGCCTCGTCTGCAACGGCTCGGTCGTCACTGCCCATGCGGTTCAGTGTGTCGGCTATGCGCTCCTCAATGTCTGCCTTTGGCAGGGAAGTAGCTTTCCTTACTACCTGCGCAATGGTCTGACCGTCTGGGTCAAGCTGGCCTTGCACCTCTATACCGCGTGCATCAACACGGCTTCCACGCACGGAGAGCATCTTGCCAAGCATGTTGGCACCCATGCGCAACTGGTTATCTACCATGATGTCCATAACCTTGGCTACTTGGCTGCTGGTGTCCTGTTTGCCGTGGGCATTGTTCACTGCCGAGAGTATGCGCTTGGTCTCGTACTTGCTCAAATCATCAAGCAGCCCGTTGTCAAGCAACACCTTGGCGAGGTCGGTGATGCTCTTCACGGTTGAAAAGTCGTACTCTCGCTGACGTGCCATCGCCTGACGCAGTTTGTTCAAGTTGCCGCCTATGGCTTTCATCGCTTCCTGCTTGGCTTGCCAGTTGTCGGCATTGGCTTGGCTCGCAGCTACCTTCATCTGCGTAATGGTCTCGTCAAGTCCCATGTCGCCATCGCGGAACATAATGCCTCCATCGGGGTCAGTTTCTGGACTATGATTGTCCTTTGCAAGCCCGGTCTTGTCGTGATATTCTCCAGTGTCAAGCAATTCAGAAATACTTTCTGCAATAGAACTCAATGTCCCTGCTGGTGCTTTGCGTATGTCTTCCTTGAAGTAAACATACTCATTGGCAAACTTCCCATCTTCAGCATAAAATCTGTTTGGGCTTCGTTTCGTTTTGATGACGATGCTTTCAACAGGGTCATTTCCAACATTGGCCGCATTGATGTTATGATTGCTCACTCTAATAGTGAACACCTTGCCATTGGGCGTTTCAAACGAACCATAGCCACTACCAGTACTGCCTCTCATCAGACCAAGGCTATTGCTTAAATCTGATATAAAACCCTTGCTATCAGTTGCATTTTTGTATGTTTTTGCGACATTTGCAAGTGCTTCTTTGGCTTTCTCACGTTTTTGCCGTACCTTTGCATCGTGTTCAACATCAATAGGCTCTAAGTGCTTAAGTGCTGCCTCATTGGGTTGGGCACTTTTTTTATACCCATCACTGAACTTCGTCTCTCCAAACCCTGTCTTTCTCCGCATCACCTCTGTATCGGCTGCGTCAAACACAGTAGGTATTCCTCCGTTCTTCTTGCGCTTGTACGCCTCATGCAGCACAAACGCCCAGTCCTTGTCACTCCATTTTCTCTTGCCGGGGATTTTCAATCCGTCCAGCAATCTTTGCAAGGCTTTCTGAAGCATGGCTTTCAGCTTGCCCCAGAACGTTAGCTCCTCGGCACTCATCTTCTCAAAGCCACTCTCACCGATGCGTCCTGCAAGGTCGGCTCCGTATTCCTCTGTGGCATCACGTCTGAACTGCTCGCGCTTCTTGCTCGCCTCGGCATGGGCTTCCGCCATGTCCGCATAGTAGCTGGCATTTGCGTCCTCGCCCTTTGCCTCATGCTCCTTGCGCTTCTTCTCGCGCAGTCTGTCCACCTCGGCATCGTACATTCGCTTTGCCGTGCGGTCTATGGTCTGCTGAATACCAGCATTGGATACACGATAGAGTTCATCAAGGGCATTGTTCAATTTCTCCTCCTCGGGGAACAGCACACGCAGTCCGTCATGTCCTACCACCTCATGCACAAAGGTATTTTCGATGTCAGCCATGTTCGCATTGTTCGGCACGACAATCGTCACCTCACCAGTCAAAGGATTGAAACTGCCTTTCATTCTGCGTTGGCGTGCGCTCGGAAGTGAGGCTACCTCCTCGTCCGTGCGGACAATGCGCACTGGCGTGTTGAGTTTCTTCGACAAGTCCTCAACTCTTGCCGCCATCTCGTTCTCCATCGCTTCCTTGGGTTCGCCTACCCATTTCCCGGCCATCTTCGCGTTGATGCGTGCAATGTCCTCGTTGCTGATGAATGGCAGTTGGCCCTCTCTTCCCGGGATAACGTCACGGCTCACCCAGTTCTGCTCGTCAAGGGCGCGGCTTTCTTCTGGTGTCAGTTCCTTGCCGTCCAGCTCGAAGCGGTAGCCCATCTTCTCCAACTCCCTGCGCACCTGCGGCACAAAGCGGTTGTAGTCGCGGTGGCTCTTCAATGCCTCGCGCTTGCCGGGGTGCTTCTTCCAGTACTCGTCTATCATCTTCGCCTCTTCCTCGCGCGTGAGCACCTTGTCTATCTTGCTCCAGCGTGAGAGGTAAAGCGTGCGGCCGTTGTTCCACTGGTGTGCGCCTGTGGGCAACAGGGCATAGTCGGCATGGAACGGCTCGTCTATCTCTGATTTCGGGATAAGGCTGCGCACTACAACAAGGTTCGGACGCTTGTACGCCTCGCCAAACTGTGTGTTCAATGGTGTCTCGATGGCATGGTCGTAGGGGTCGTAAGCCGCCCACAAGCCTTTGTCCTCGGGGTTCTTCTTCAAGGAGTATTGGAGCTGCGCTTCCTTGGTCTTGGGCTTCACAAACTTCAAGCCCTCGTTGATAGGCAGTTCCGTGGTCTTCTTGCCGTCCACCATGATGTATCCGTTCTTGTTGAGTTCGTCCAACTTGCGCTGCTGCTCGTCAGTAAGATGTATCTCTGGCGGATTGGAATAGTTCCACTTGCCGCCCTCCAAGGTTCTGCGCTCGCCTGTCTCGGCATCGGTGAATGCCATTGGTGAACCGAGTGCATCGTCCTCAAAGGCTTGCACGTTGCGATAGACAGGCACAAGTTCGCTATCGGGCAGTGCCTCCAGTTCCATCGCCTTTGGATCATCGTCCTCAAGCAAGCGGAACTTGGTCTTGTCATCGCTCGTATCTTCCTCATCATTTGCCACAATATCGGTAGCTGCCTCAACGCTTGCGTCCATCTCGGCATACTTCTTTTCCTTTTCAGCCAACTCCTGTTTCATGGCCTCGGTGTATTCCTCCAACTGTCGCTCGGCTTCTTCAAGTTCCTTGCCGAACTCAAACGGTTTGCCCTCACGCTGTTTCAACTGCTCCAAATCTGACCTGCCGTGTGCGACTGCTCGTGTGGCATTGTCGAACCGCTCCGCAAAGTCTTTGCCTGTGATTACATTCTCGGTGATGTCCTCAACGGCATTGCGCAACAGTGACTGCTTGACAGGAATATCCGTCAGTCCAAGTTCGGGACACGAATAGGTCATCTTGCGATGTACCTCAGCAAAGAGCGTTCCGCCATTGTTCACTGTCTCACGCGACATCTCGGTCTTGACAACAAAGTCATAGCCGCCCAACGACAGGGTGAGTGTGTTGCTCTGTGACGCATTGCTCGGGTTCTCTTTCATGGCCTTTACCGCATCAAGGATTTTCTTGTTGTGCTCCTTGATGAAATCGGCCATATCATCAACCGTTCTGAACTTCTGTTTGCCAACGGTTATCTCCGTAAACTTGCCATCGGGGAATGCTTTCTGAACGGCAAGCAGATTGGCGTTGGCTTCCTCTGCTCGTTGCTCTGCCGACCTTATCTGTCCCTCCAGTCTCGGCTTGGCATTGTGGATATAGGTCTGGTCAGCTTCCCACTGCTTCTTGCGGCTCTCGTACTTGCGCACGTTCTTCTCCGCATTGTTCTTCAGCAGGGCATACTCACTGCCCGAAAGCTGTGCTACGGTGTCACCGAACACATCTTCTTCCTCTTCAAGCACGCGGTTGTTCATGCTGTCTTGCATCAGTCGGTCGCCCTCCATCACGCTGTCGGCAATCGCCCCCTTGGTTTTCAGTCGTTGGTAGGCGGTAACGTCAAGGCTGTCCTCCACGCCGAAACGAAGTACACGCACTGGCTTGCCCCATTCCTTGTGCAGGTTGCCCTGTCTGAGAATGCGTCCGTTGCGCTGGGTGTAGTCCATCGGTCGGTTGGGTGCGTCAAGATGGATAAGGGTGTGCAGACGCTCCTGTATGTTCACACCTGTTCCAAGTGTGGCGGTACTGCCAAGCACCACACGCACCTCTCCACGGTTCACCTTATCGAAGATGTCGAGTTTTTTCTTGATGGTCATACCAGGCTTCATCACGACAACCTCATCAGCAGGTACACCCTCTGCAATGAGTTTCTTCTTGATGTCCTCGTACAGGTTGAAACCACTGCGTTTGTTCTGGTAGTGGTCGGCAAAGATGGCTACCGTTCCCTTGTAGTCGTCCGTCTCTTTCAACGAGCGCATGGTTTGGCGCACGGCCTCATTGGTCTTGCTCTTGGGGTCATCCTCTGCGTCCATTTCCACAAGTCGGGCATCAACAGCAGCTCCCTGTGCAATTCCGTACATGGTGAGTGGTATGCTGCTGTTCTCTTTTTTCTCCTTGCCGCTCATCTGGTCGAATCGGTCAAGCTCTTCTCGCACATACTTCATCACACTGCGCAGGGCGCGTGTCTGTGGTAGATAGATGTCTTGTGCCTTGCCGCCCTCCATTTCGGGTATCTTCTTCACCAAGTCCTTTTGGTCTTTGGTCAGTACGGTGTCGGCAACACCCGACCATATACGCACCAATTCGGGAAGATTGACGTAACCTGCAAAACGGTTCACCTCCTTGAACTTGCCGCTCGTGTTGAACTCCGGCATCTGCTGTATGTTGCCGAAGTTGCGCACAAAGTCGTCAAAGTAGTAGATGCCATATTCCTTCATGGTGTCTTTGGGCATGAGGTAGCGCATGAATGTCCAAATCTCTGCGGCTGTGTTGCTGATAGGCGTACCTGTGGCGAAGATAACGTTGCGTCCGTTGTTCTTCTCCAACACGGCTTGCGTCTTCAAGTACACGCCCTGCGACTTCTTGCTGTACGATGGGTCAACACCTTTCACGCCTCGTTGCATGGCTGTGGCAAAGCCAAGGTGTTTGTACTCGTGCGCCTCGTCAATGAGCAATGCGTCAATGCCCATGTCGTCAAAGTTCTCCACATCGTCTGTACGGCGGTCAAGCATTTCTTGCGCCTTGACGGCCGCATTCTGCTTGGCTACGGCTTTCTTCTTCTCGTTGTTGGCGGTGCGCTTCTTGGATATGCCGTCAGACAATGCGGCCATTTCTGCTTGCAGGTCGGCTAACTCTTTCTCGGCACGCCTTGTTATCGGGTCTCTGCCGCTGGTGTCAGCCTCTCGCATCTTTTCAAGCACAAGCATCTTCTCGTCTATCTTGTCTTGCACAAACTGCATCTGACGCTCATCGCTGTCCGGGATAAACTCAAAGGTGCTCTGAGGCACGACTATCATGTCCCAATCATTGTACTTGATTTTGGCGTAGAAATTCTTTCTGCCCTCCGCATTGCGGTCATTGTCCTCAAGCGTAAGTATCTTGGCATTGGGATAGAGTTCCTTGGCCGAGGCAGCAAACTGCCCTACGGTGGCATTCTGAACGACAATCATAGGCTTGCGTGCCGTGCCGAGTCTGCGCATCTCCATAGCGGTAGAGATGAGGGTAAATGTCTTTCCAGTGCCAACCTCATGGGCGAGCAACAACGGCTGCATCGTGCCGCGCACTATGGCCTTGCCTTGGTGTGGACGCATCTTGAACTTGTGGGTTGCGCCACCGAAGTATTCGGGTACGAAGTCTTCGGGTATGCTCATAGGCACATAGTTGTTGAAGCGGTCGTTGTACTCACGCTCCATGCGTGCCGACAACTCCGCATCGCTTTGCATCTTCTGACGCGCCCAGTCCTTGAAGTCCTGCCGTATCTCATCTATCTTGGCGGCACACGCTGACGTGGCCTCACGGTCGGTGATGGTCTCGGTCGTGCCGTCATAGTGCTTCTCCGTCCGTGATACGATGATGCTCTTGTTCTGGATAGCGGCTGCAATGAGTTCGTGTCCCATGATGGTTTTCTTCAGCATCTCGCTCACTACGCCCATGGCACGGTTCTTTTCTCCGTTCAAGCCGTATGTCGGGGCTTTCATGAACCATGTGCCTCCTGCTGATGTGAAATGCACGTCTATGTCGGTGCGGTCTTTCACATACTCGTCATAGAGTTTGGGGTCAAGCCATGACGAGCCGAGCGTGAAGTCTATCAAGTGGGCAGGAATGTCCATAGGCACAACTTCCTGCAATGCCTTGATGTTCTTCGCATACTCGCCATTCTCGTTGTTCTCTTCCGCTTGTCGCAGTTTCTCGCGCACATTGCCGCTCAGATATTGGTACGACACCTCCATCTGTCGTGTGGCAGGGTCTTCAAAGCCAAGTCCGCTTTCTATGATTTCACGCTTCACGGCTTCCTCGCTCTTGCCAAGCTGCCCTGCTATGTATGGCACATCAATGCGTCCGTTCTTGAACATACTCACCACAACTCCGTCTTTCACGTTCTCGGGATGTGGCTCGCTTTCTTTCTCCACGACACGGTTCTTCATCACGTCTGCCTTGCCGTAGGTCTTGACAACTCCGCCCTTGCCGTCTCCCTGCTCCTTGTAGGTCTCTAATGAGAACACGTTAGGATAGTCCACATCGTTACGCAGCCATGCCAACTGGTTGTTCTTGTTGAAGTGGCCGTAGGTGCTCACAAAGTCATCGTATGCCTTGTTGAGTTTGGCTATAAGCGGTTTCAGCCCGGCATCGCCCTCGTTCTCGGTCTGGTATTTCATCACGTCTGCCAATGCGGTCTTGACGGCGGAATAGGCATTGAAACACTCCTGCTTGGTGTGTCCCTTTATCTTCTTGTCGTTCACTTCAAGAGGATAGTAACCGCCCATGCTGGCAACGACAATCTTGCCGTCTTTCATGTACATCTCGCCAAGTTTCTTTCCATCGGCTGACGCATCGCTAACATAAGATGGCTTTGCGCTCTCGGTGCTTGCCACATTGCTGTTGTCCTCCTCGGTGAACGACTTCACGAAGTCTGCCAGTATCTTGCCTTGGTCTTTGCCACTTACAGGGTAGAGTCCCTTGCTGGTGGGTCTGAACGTGTCGCCCTCCTCAAAGGCAAAGCGCATCTCTCCTGCCATGTGGTCGGGGTGCTCGATGAAATACTTGTTGTAGTCCATGGACACTTGCTTGGCCTTGCGTGAGCCCGGCTCTTGGTACTCTGCCGTGCGCTCACCGCTGATGGTGCTCACGTCAATGGCTTGTGCCGATTTCTGACCGTTCACGCGCTTGCGGATAACGATGATGTCCGATGTCACGGTTGTGCCGCCAAAGGTCTTGTTGTTCATGCGGAACGCTCCGATGAAGTCCGAACCGCCCTCGTTCACCACCCAGTCTCGCAATGCCTTGCTGTTATCAAGTGTGCCGTTGGACGAGATGAAGATACCTATACCGCCCTCACGCAACTTGCGCACGTTCTTGGCAATGCAGAAGTCATGGATATTGTGGAACTTCTTGGAGAGGTCGTTGTCGCCTGTAGTGTCGTTCACGCGCAACCCGGTAACAAATGGCACATTGGTAATGGCCAAGTCCACGCTGCCGTTGGGTATGCGTGTCTGCTCAAAGCCTTGTATGTCCACCTTGGCATCGGGATAGAGCAATGAGAGTATGCCCCCAGATGTGCCGTCTATCTCGATGGCGTGAATGTCGCTGCGCTCGCTCATGGTGGTTGGCATCTGTCCCAAGATGTTGCCGATACCTGCCGAACCCTCCAAGATGTTACCGCCCTTGAAGCCAAGTTGCTTTGCAATGTCCCATAGGGTATCTACAACGTAGGCAGGGGTGTAGTAGGCACTGTTGGCACTCATCACGGCTTGCTCGTAGGCTTCCTCCCCAAGCAACTCGCGTATCTTCTTGTTGCGCTCTCGCTGTTTCCAGTCGTAACCGCCATCGCTGAATGCTACGCCAAGGCCGCCCCAACCGCTGAATTGTCGGAGTACATTCATCTGCTCGGGAGTGGCAGTCTCACCGCTCTCAAGTAACTCGTGCGCCAACTCAATAGCCTTGATGTTGGCTTCTATTCGTCCGTTGACCGAAGTCGGGGCATGGTCGGCACCACGCTCCGAATGGTTGTTGCGTGTGTTCTTCGGCTCGGTCAGTCCATGAAGTCCAGCGGACACAGCCCCATCTTTGCCAGTGCCGTGTTCTCCTCTTCCTCCGTCAGGTCTTCCACTTTCTTGTGGAGCTGCTTTGCGAGTACTTCCTTTGCCTCCTCGTAGTCCTTGCTGTTGTCCACGATTGTCGGTTGGCACTGCTTCGGTGCGTACCGCATCATCATTTCGTTGTAATCCATTGTCTTTCTCTTTTACTGGTTCATCGAACAGCCCGGCAAACAAATCGCCCACCGGCTGCTCTGGCTTAACTTTCTTCGGTGTCTTTTTCTTCGTAGCACGTCTTTGGATTTCTGCAAGTGCGGCATTATCCGTCATACTGTCACTACCATGGAGTGCTTTCCTTGCTTTTTCTTTGGCTGGTTCTGGTAGGTCGGATGCGTCAATCTCCTGCTCGGCCACACGGATTTTCTCACGTTTCGCCTTGGTTTCGTTGGCTACACGCTCCGCTTTTTTGAACACGCCCTCATGCTCACGTCTCTTCACTCCCGCTTTAATGTGGCTACCCATAACTTTGTCATCGCCATACTCCTTGTCAAGTTCTGCCAACTTCTTGTCAGAAATCTTCGGAAGCAGACAGTTAAGGCTGGCAATCTTTGACTTCATGGAGTTGTTGGTCATACCCGGATTGAGAATATCAACAACATGGAGTTGTATGGCAGTGTCCTCGGGTAGTGCTGCAACCGCATCCTCATTGATGCCGTCTTCGTAGAAGTCACCCACCTCGCCATGCTTAGGCTCTGGAAGATAATCCTGCGCCACTCGTTGCACATTCTTTAGCAGTTCATCGTAGGTAACATCTTCTGCAAACCACATGTTCTGTCCGTAGCGGTCATTGCCTTTGGCATTCGGATTTTCCACACGGCTCATGATGCCAGTTACTTCAAGGTTGTCACCTCCATAGTTGGTGATGCCTTTCCCTGCTGACGGTGCAAGTTGAACATTCACATACAACTCTCTGCCCTCAGCCAATGGCAGGTGCATGGTGATGTCCCCTCCAGCAGGTGCAATGTTTGCCACTGCAAGGGGCTTGGTCTTGCGGTTGCCTTTCTTGTCGGCTTCTCCGTGGGTAGCCTCGTAGCGGTCAAGCCCAAGGTCATCAATCAACTGGCTTGCAAGTTTGGCAGCATCCTTGACGGCTTTCTTCTCGGCATTGCGCATATAGCCGTATGCCTCGTTGAAGTCCTTTTCCACTGGCTCTGCCTTGTAGTAACCAAGCAGGGCGAGTTGGTCGTTCACTTTGTCGAGGGTGTCATCTACTCGCTCGGCTGCTCCGTTGATTTCTTGCTCATCGTTTGAAGTTTCTGCGATAGTTTCTGCTTCGCTTGCAACAGTCTTTGCTTCTGCTGCAACAGCATCTGTATCTGCTGCTGTCTGCTTTTCGGTCTCTTTTCGTTGCTCATTTCTTATTTCTTTGAGTTCATTGTTTGCTTTCTCTGCCGCTACCTGTGCCTTACCCTCCTCAACAATCATGTTGGCTTGGGCAAGCACATCGGGCTGTGGCTTGTCGAAGTTCTCCACGTCAAAGGCATCTACCTCTTCGGTCGGTGTAAAAATGGACTGGTCATAACCCGGTATGCGCTTTGCTCCCTCGTAGAACGATTTGAGCCACGGCTTGATTTTGTAGCCAAGTCGGCTCACCATAGCCTTGGCAAACTCTGGGAATGCCACAAAGCCTTGGTCAATGTAGCCCAAGGAGTAGTTCACTCCAGCGTTGTACACAAACCGCCTCTGCTGTGAGGTCAATGCGTCCGGGTCGCGGAACTTCATGCCTCCGTCCACCTCGTCATCGCCAATACCAAGCAACTCACGAAGAATATCCTCGTCATGCTTCATCTCATCGGTGATGACAAGTTTCTTCTCGCCACTCTGCACAGGCTTTTCCGCTTTGGCTGGCTTAGTCGGTTCGGATTGCTCCACGACTTCTGCCACATCAACCTTGTTTGCAGGTTTCTTTGCAGCGGCTTTCTTCCGTTCGGTTGGTTTCTTTGGCTCAACGGCATCACGCATCTCCTGCACAGTCAATGGCTGATTGTCGGCCACGGCTTCCTCGCTGCCCACCATTTCAGCGGCCTTGCGTGCGTCTTCCTCATTGCGGAATATCCAGCCTCCGCTCTCGCGGTCTTTCCAACCACGGGCAGGGGCAAAGCGTCCCTCGCCAGTTCGTTCCTTGGCAAACTCTTTCACGGCACGCTCTTGGTCGGCTGTCAAGTCATTGTCAAAGGTGAGCAATGACACATCGCTCGTCTTGCCTTTCTTGTTGGTATAGGTGGACGGGGTGATTGTGTAACCCTCGCTCTCGCTTGCTTCGGTCTGTTTGATTTCTTTTGCAGGAGCATTGGCCACGGTTTCTTTCTTCACCCCAGCATACTCTGCAAATGGCTTAGTCTTGCGGTGGCTTGAACCAATCCATTTCTCAAAGTATTCGAGGTTCGTTGCGGACACGTCAATCCTGCGCCCGTCTTGCCAACCTTTCTCATAGTTGGCAAGATAGTCGCTCTTCGCCTCGTCTGCATCATTGAAGCCAAGCATCACCTTGTGCTCGTCAAACGTGCCGTCCGGGTTGTACTGGTCCACCACATACACCTTGCGTCCGTTCCAACCGTCAATGTCGTTGGAGAGAAACACATCTATATGGTCTCCGTCCACGCCCTCCGTGCCACGGAAGTAGCCGTAAGTGTTGTGCATCTTGCTTTCCCACTTCTTGCCGTTGGCATCCGTGCCTTTGCGCACACTGCCCTCGGGCTGCTCGATGGTAATGTCAAACGTACCCACCTGCACATGGCCTTTCTTGTAGTTGCCAGCCTCTTTCTGTGCCTCGGTAGGCTCGGTGTTCACCTCTGCCGAGGCAGTCTTTATCTTTGCAGACAACGGCTGCTGCTTACCGTAAATATAGTTGGCCACCTCTTGCAGGTCGCCAAACTGTTTGCCGTCCACCTCATAGTAAGTGCCGGGATAGTTCTTGCTCTCGTCAGGAGCATCAACCTTGATTACTTCCTTGCCGTCAATGAGCAGTTTCTGCTTGTAGATGTTTCCATACTCGCTTGACTCCGTCCATTCCTCATCGGTTTCTGTAAGTCGCTGGCGCAATACTTTCTCCTTTTCTTCGGCAATGGTGTCGGCATTGGGTTCCTCGGCTTGTGGCTTCTCTTCCTGCTTGGCAGGTTCGTTCCCGGCTACTGCTGATTGTTGAGGCTCTGCATTGCTCTGTACAGCATTCTCAGTTTGTTCAGTTGCCTCGTCTCGTCCACTTGGCTCTGCTGCGGCTTCTGCGTTGCGTTTCCGCTCTGCAATGGCTGCATCGATAATGGCTTGTTGTTCTTTTGGTGTTGCATTTCTGAAATATTCGTTTATGTTTTTAAGTATATCTTCCTTTGGAGTCACGTTGCCTGTAAACATATCCAACTGACCGCCTGCAGGATTTACTGCTTCATTATTATATGTGGCGAGCACTTTGCGTAAATCGCTCGGCTTGCCGCTATTCAGCAGGTCGGCAAGTAAGAGTGTTACGCCATCTGTCACACGGCTGTCTCCGTACTCGTCATCAAACAATCCTTGCTGACGGCCAAACGGTGATACTGGTCTGCCTTCCTTGAATAGGTCGGCATCTGATGCCTTGGCTCTTGCTACAAGGTCAACGGCTGCACCCAACTCTAGGCTGAGGTCGTAGCCACTCTTGGCGAGTGTGCGGTTGTGCGCTATCTCGTTTAAGCCCATGATGACCGACTGGCGCAGGGTCGGCGTACTGATAATCTGGCGCACGGCATCGGGCGAAGTCTGAAAGACCTTGCCTATAAGTGTGTTCTCAATAAGTTCGCGTCCTGCCGCTGACAGGGTGTTGCCAGTGCGAAGCTCGGGCAACTGCATCTCGTTGATGACTCCAGCCCTATGCAACTGACTGATGGCAGAGTCCACGGCCTTGCTGTCTGCATAGTAGTCCGAGAGGCGGTCAAAACGGCTGATGTCACCCACAATACTGTTGAACACGTTGTCGGGTACAATCTTACCCAACTTCACCGCCTGTTCGGGCTTGCTCTGTTTCTTCTGCTGCTCGGCATTGAAACGTGCAAAGGTGGAGGCATCGTAGGGCAGTGTCTCATCCGGGACAAACACCACACGCGGATGCTTCATGCCGTCAATCTGTTCGGGAGTGAAGCCATACATCTGCCCGAACTCACGCAGGTGATCCACATACGCCTTGTCGGTTCCCTGCTGTGCGGCCATGTCGCCCGACATGGTACGGTTGTTGCCCGAAAGCACAACTCCGTCCTTGCTCACGATGACTGGTGACTGCAAGGCACGGCTGTCGTAGTTGTCGGCAATGTTCCTCACAATCTGCTGAGCGTCCGTGTCGCGCTGGTAGTCACGGTCGTTCACGCTCTCTCCGTTCTCGTCAATCGGAAAACCCTCGGTCGGCTCAAAGGCATTGTTGATGTCATGGCTGGCGGTGGCTGCTCCTGCCTCGGTCAGCACATAGTGGCCGCGAAGTGTCGAACCATCTGCAAGGGTGAGCGCATTGGGATTGCCCTCCACCTTGGCGGCTCCGTCCCACTTGGCCTTTATCTTCGGGTTCACGGCATGGGTGCCCACCTCGGCTTGCTCCTTGGCTTTCTCTGCTGCAATGCGCTTCTGTTCCTCCAACTGCGCCACAGCTTCATCATGCAGTTTCGCTTCACGCTCTCTCCACTCTGCCTCCTGCTGCTCACGCACGGCACGTTTGCGCTCGTTCATGAGTGCATAGATGCGCGTCCAAGCGTTCAGCGTCTCCTCGGCCTGTGCCACCTGTCCGTTATACTGCTCCATGGCGGCATTGTATGCGGCATCAGCCTCCTGCTGTGCCTTGACCATGGCCATAGGCGAGCCTTTGAGTGCTGGTGCTTTCTTGGTCGGCTTTTTCTTCTTCAACGCATCAACCGCTTTCTGTGCTTGCTCCACCTGAGCATTGACAATGGCTGTGGTGTTCTCATCATTGCCACCTGTTATCTCGCCCAACGCGTCAAGTGCGGTTTCCTTGTCGGCTTTCTCAAACATCGGCTCACCTGTCTCCTCATTGACAGGAACACGCTCCAATGCGGTCGGCTGACGGTTGGTTTCCTCTTCCTTACGCTGTTGCTCCTGCTCCAACATCTGTTGGTTGTGCTGTTGCAGTTGCTCTGCTTGCTCCTGCGGAAGAGTGATGCCGCCATTGCCTTGGGTAGCTTCATTGAAAGCACCTTTGGCGTACTGCTGCATTTGCTCTTCGGTCATCTGCTGCGGTACATTCTCGCCATCATTCTGTACGTTTTCGGGTGTTTCCTGTACGCTTTCCTCAGAATTTGGTTCGCTTTCTCCGTTTTCTGTACTACCAAGCATGGCATCATGCTCGGCTTGAATGTTGGCATACGCCTCGTCAATTTCGTTCTGTGGGTTGATAACCTCACCAAGATTGAAGATTTGGTCGGGACTGGTAAACTTGTATTCGCCAGTCTCGGCATCGCAAATCACGATGCTCTGGTCGGAATTGCGCACGTCAATGCCTGTGCCATCGGGAAGAGGCACAACATTACCCTTGACTATATACACTGGCTTGTCGTCCACTTTCATAGTGGCTGGCTGCACCATGCCGTTGTCCTTATGGGTGTGACGCTCCACATTGGCGGCTACCTCCCTGCGCTTGTTCTCCATCGCATCGTTTGATGCGTCCATAACTCCGTCCAACGCTGCCTTTGACTGGATATAGTAGAGCACTGCGTCCTGCTGGTCTTCGGTCAACTCCGGGTCATTGACCAACGCCCACGGATTTTCCTGCATTTCCGCCATGCGCATCTCTGCGTCTGTGCCGAAAGCGTCCTCACATTCCTGCAAGGCTTCCTTCATACGGATTGAAATAGCGTCAATGTCGGCTTTTGCGTCCGCATCGCCTTGCTCCACCTTTTCCCAAAGCAGACGAGAACTGTCATAAATGGCTCCTGCCTCGGCTTCCGCGTCCGACTTGGGGTGCTCGGTCTCGGCTTTCTGTTCGGGGAAGAGACGCTCAATGTAGTCTTGCACCGCAACCTTTTCGGGGTCGGTGCGCTTGCTCGGTTCTTTCTTGATTGCCACATCCACATCTACGCCAGTCTCCTCCTTGATGGCCGCACGGATTGCCTCGGGGCGTTCTGCGTCTGCCATGCCTTTGTTCTCCTCCATGAACTTATCGATGGCATCAACCATTTGCCCATAGTTGGCGATTGCGTCCTTGTCGCCCTCCTTGGCTGCTTGGTAGTTGCGCTTTACAGTCTCGGTGTCTGCACCGGGGGCAACGGCTTCAATGGCGGCTTCCCATACCTTGTTGTTGGCTTTTGCCTCGGTGTAACGCTCACCGACATCTACGGAGTTGAGTTCGGCTTGGCGCATAATCTTGTCCTGCTCCTTCTTCGCCGAGGCTTCATCGGCAAAGCGTCTGCTCGTAACGACCTCTCCGTTGGCGGTCATGGACTTCACGAAGATATTGCCGTGCTCGTCTTTTTCCGTAGTGTACCCAGTAACGGTTCCCATCGGCAACTGACGTCCAGTGAGGATATAGTATGCCTTGGCTCTCGCGCTCTGGCTCACATTCGGGTCTTGCATGAGACGTTCCATTGCCTCATAGCCGTCAAACTCGGGGTGCTGGTTGAGCCACTGCTTGCCCAAATCCTCAACATCGGCTTCGGGAATGTCAAGATACATTACCTTTCCGTCTGTTGATTGTGGTTTATGCTGGGGCTTGGTAGTATTCTTCTGCTTGGGTCTGCGCTTGAAGAGGTCGGCCAACTCGCCATAACCAGCCTTGCGCAGTTCCTCACGTTCCTCATTGGTAAAAGCCATGTCGCTCGGACTCCTGTCCATCTGGGTGCGCAGTCTTTCCATGAAGTTCATGCGGTTGTGGTTGCGCTCCTGCATGGTCTTTGGGTTCTCTATGGGGCGCAGTCCTGCAATGACGCGAGGGGCAGACTTCACCATGTGCTGTGCCTTGAAACCAAGCATCATCGCCATGTTGTCTGTCCATACGTCCATTGCATCGCCATTACCGCTTATCCATTCGGGAACAGAGAATATCGTACCCTCGGCAATGGTGGAAGTGGCGAGTTCTCCTGCACGAATGCCTACCTTGCCAGCCGTGCTTTCAGTCGCCTTGACCCACTTGTCTGCCACATTGCCCAACAAAGGGGAAAATGTACCTGTCACAGAGCCAAGCATCGTGCCACGCCCAGTGGATTTCAATATGTCACCAGCCGAATAGCCCTCGTTCTCGCCAGTCTCGGGGTTGATGTGTCCGCCATGCAGGAACTGGCTTTCGCCCTCTTTAATGCCCTCGTATGCACCAAAGTTTGCACCACCGCCTACTGCTCCAGCCACGACACGCCCTGTCAGCGTGTTGCCAAACAGACGTGCGCCTACATTAGTGGCTGCTTTCTTCGCTATAATACGACCGCCCAAGTTGAGTGCCGTCTTACCTGCAAACGAGCCGAAACCGCCAGATATATAAGTGGTAGGGTCAAAAAGCATACCAGTGACAGTACCACCAATTTGCGCCCAGCGGTGGTTCTTGCCGTAATCGCCCATCGCTTGCTCGTATGCAGCCATGTCGCCAGTCGTTCCAGCCTCGCTCCGTGCCAGTCCCTTGCTGATGGTGCGCAATAGGTTCATGTCGGCTGCGGTCTTGGCGAAGAACTCCAAAGTGCTCTTTGGTGTATTCTTTGCCACGGCATACTTGTACACGGCATTGTCCGACAGTCTGCGAGCCATCGTGGAAGCAGAGTTCTGCAATTGTTGCTCGGTTGCTGTGGGGTACTGCTTTTTCAGTTGAGCATAGCATGATGCCGTCATCTGTTTGCCTACGCGTCCCCACGCATTGTCCATCATTTTCTGCAGATCAAAGCGTGTAAGGCGAGACACCTCGTTTTTGTGCGAGTTGGTGGCTGCATCAACGATGTGCATCTCACGCCCTCCATGTAGCCACGGGTTGCCGCCATATACCTCCTCCGCGTTCTTGTTGCGGTCGGCTGCATACTGCGCCTCTGCCTCTTTCCACAAGGCCGCAACGGCTGCACTGGCAGGCTTCTGTGCCGCGTCCACCTGCTGGTCGTTCATATTGAGACCAAGAGGCTGTCTTGCGGCCTCATCAATGCTGTTCTGCTCCAAGTCTGCCGCACCACGGCTTGTGTACTCGTTGCCACTCTCCGTGATGTAGGTCTGCTCCATCTTGCCAGAATGTGGATTGTATTTAGGCTTCTTTGCCACAACCTTGGTGTTTTGACCCAGCCTTACACCACTATTCTTGTCTCCGAGGGTGACACGAGGCACTCTCAGCCCAGCATTGGCTCTTGCATAGTCCATGCGGTTCTGAGTTCGCTGGAGCGAAGCGTTGGTCTCGGACATCATATTGCCCACATTGGCCATCAATCTCTGTTTGTCAGCCTCACTGAGCGGTTTGTCTTTCTTCTGCTGTGTGGCAGGAGCCGTGCTTGGCGTAGGCGTTGTACCTGCAGTTGTTGCTGATGTCGCAACATGGGTCGGCTGTGTGGTTGCAGCTGGCTTCTGTTTCTGTGGTGTTGATGTAGCCTTGGGCGCATACATACCTTCAAAGTCTGCCATACTGCCCATGTTCAAGCCCATGCCCTTGGCTTTCTGGTAGTACCACTTACGGTCTTCCGCATTAGCAAGCGAGGACTTGAACTCTGCCTCACTGCCGATGTTGTAGCCCTTGGCTTTCAGCTTGCCGTAGAGCCACTTAATATCGTCATTGTCATTACTTTGTGCCATATTATCTTCTTCTGCTTGGTGGTGTATTGTCATTGCCTCCTCTTCTGCGGCTTGGAGGCGTGTTGTCTGGAACTACGCGCTTGGCATAACCGCTTTTCTTCTTGTAAGTCGTGGTTGAGTGGCCGTTTGTCTCGCTGTCCGTAGTGCTCGATGAGGTAACATCGGTTTCCTCAAACGTGCCGTGCTGTCTTGCAAATGCCTCCGCAGCTGCTGCGGTATGGAACTTATGCTCCCTGCCATTCTCGTCCCATGCGCTGAATTCATTGTTGTTGGAGCGGTCGTGCGCCCTTGCCGATGCGTAGGAATTGGTGGCAGATGCCCGGCTTGCGGTTGCTGACGCTCTCTGTGCTTCACCACGTGCCTTTTCAGTCTCCAGTTTGGCTTTTTGCATTTCGGGAGCATTCTTTGCCTCTTCTTCAGCTGTGGTAGCCTCTGACGCTGCCTTGTCGGCCTTTCCTTTCTGCTCACGCAACTTATCGGGCTGCAATGCTGCAAGCCAGCCGTGCGCCTCTTGCTCTCGGGTTGCCTTTTCCCTTGCGAGTTTCAAGCGTTCCTGTTCGGCTTCCATTTCACGCAATGTCTTCGCCTTGTCGTTTTGTAGGTCGCCTATTTTGAGGGAATACTGGAGATACTTGTCGGCATTGGCCTCGCGCTCGGCTTTGAGTTTGTCAAGATGCGTTTGTAGCGGTGTCTGCTGGCTCATGGTCTTGTGGTCGTACATATTGGGCGCGCCTCTTGTCGTGAAGTAGAGGTTGCTCAACGCCATCAGTCCGTCACCAACGGCTGCAATTATCTTCTTCGACTTCTCCTTGCGCTCACGCTTCTTGCGTTCCTCCTCGGTCTCCGGCTTGTACTTGTTGGCGGCTTCCTGCAATGTTGCTATCTGCTGGTCGTATCCCATCACGGCATCGGCATTGTTCTGTGGCGAAACACCAACTTGCTTGTCGGCCGCTGGCGCAACATCACTCTGCGGTGTCGGCTTGCTCTCTGTAACCGGGGCGTTCTCTCCACTGTTCTGTTCAGTCCATTCCAATGTACCTTTCTGGGCAGGTTCGGGCTGTGGAGTCTGTTCTGCGGCTGCTTGCGTACCCTTGACAACGGGAGTTGTGTCCTCTCCGTTCTGCTCGTCAAGCCAGTCGGCACTGCCTATCTGTGGATTTCCTGTGCTCATATCTGTTGTGCTTTATGTTAGAAAGGCATGGAGGACGCTGCACTGGCTACGCCCTGCACGGCTTGTCCAATGGCTTGCGCCTTGCCTTGCTCTATTTGGTTCAACTGGTTCACATACTCATCGTCCTTGGCTCTGTACGTCTGCTCAATCTGGTCTTTGCGTGCGTCCGCATTGACTGCAATCTGTGACGTGGCATCTGCCAAGGCTTGGTTGTTGGCGGCTTTGGCCGCTGCCGTGCTCTCGTCCGTGCCGCCCATCACGGCTTGCGCACCTGCCGCCTGTCTGTTGCGGTTCTTGATACTCTCCTCCGTCTGGGTGAGTATCCTCTGCGCGTCCGCCCTCTGTGTGGCGTCCTCGTTATACCTGCGGTCATACCAGTCTTGGTTTGCCTTACGCTGCGCCTCGACATTCTTCTTCATGCGCTTCATCGCCTTGCTCGCGCTGATGCCTCCGAAGATGCTTCCTGCGGCTCCTACCGCTGCTCCTATTAGTCCCATAATCGTTTATGTTTCAAAAGTTATAATTCGTGCGCTAAATTAATAAGGTATCTTTGCCTCTCACTTTTAACTATTGTATCACAAGGCCGTGAACCACAAACAGCCGCCACGGCTACCAAAACGATAAGGAAATTAGAGCATGAAAGGTATGAAAACAGGAGGGCGCAAGAAAGGCACGCCCAACAAGGAGAACCCTCTAAAAGGGTTTATCCGCGCCCATTCACTGAGCTACTTCGAGCCGAAGAACGTCAAGTTCAACGGCCAAGTCACTATTATGTCCGACTTCGAGCTTGACATGGCAGAACTCGCCCCGGACGACCGCGTCAATGCCGAGCTGCGCTTGCTGGAGTTCCACACACCAAAGATGAAAGCCGTTGACCTTGATATGAGCGCACAGGTGAACGTCCGCACCATCGAGGACAAACTTTCCGCCCTCTGTGGTGCCGACACAGATGATGATGACGAGGACGATGACTAACCCCACCGTCTATCCCCTCTACTTTTAGACCGACTCATACGATTGTTTACTCATAGATTTCTGTTGCGACCTGTCCGCGAGGATGGGTCGTTTTTCATCCCTATACTTTCAATTTTCAAAAGGCAACCAAAACCCCAACAAAAGGGTAGCCTTTTTATTTTCATAACCCAAACTAAAGGCAACAAAAAGGGTAGCCTTTTCAAAAACAAAAGGGTAGCGTTATGAAAAAAGGCATAAAATAGAACCCAAAAACGTGTTTGTTTTCAATGGATTTTTTAGAAAACTCATTGCAAAACCTAAGATTTCACGGAACAGTTGCATAAGTCCGTGGCAATATAATCATGTTATCCAAAGATCATAGACGCTCTGAACATAAAGAAAGGT